TCAGGTGAATGATACGTCAATCTGCTTGTCGATGATTAAAGATGTGACTTCCTTGTATCCACTTTTGGACATTGTGCAGTAATTCGATGTTTTACTTTTATTGATTTCAAAGTAAGCTACTTTCAGAAATTCATTCATTTCAGTGATGTTTTCTATATTTACCGAAGTGCTTCGATCAGCAATATAAAAATTATAGCCACTTCCATTTAACGCTTGAGTCCAATATTTCAACGTCCCCTCACTGTAGTAAACTTCGTTGTCTACAGTGTTAAACATTACTTTCCCCAGGCGACTATCGCATTCTAAAAATGCCACTCTGTTCACGTCAATATGGGTTAGGCCGGTGAAGCCCTCCATATCTTTCGCCACGCTTATCATCATTTAGGCCATCTCCATTACTATTTAAGTAATTCTTCTGGAGTTTCTCCTGAATAAATAAACACAATGCTTGCTGTGTTTACGATCCCAAGTGCAATTACCGACAGAAACGACGCTGCGCCGAAAGCAGCACTACGATTAACCTTCTTCACAAGGTTCAACATTCTATTTCACCTCCCTTCGCGAAATAAGGGTTACAGACTGAACGAAAAAGCTAATAGACAACACTGGCGATTGAATAATTAAACTCAGTAAAACTAAGAACGCTGAAATATACTTCAATTTAGGATAATGCCTTTTCGGTATGCGACTTTGTTTTTCGATCCGAGAAGGTGCGAACATCATTACTAAGAGAAGGCTTATCAAATTAATTACTACTACGTAAATTTGACTTACTTCAAAGAACGATAATATTGTAAAAAGAGAGGTTGTGATTATTACACAAGCTTCACCGCTCTTAAGATGCTTACCACCCGACACTTGTCTTAAAAGAGCGAATCCAAACATAATTATCAGGACTTCTTTTGTTTTTCCTGTCCACAGTGATATGAGATATGTAAAAAGAATAATAGAAGTGACATTTATAATCATGGCCAGAGAATATTTCAATACAGCAATGGACGCAGGATGATCTGGGGCCTGTTTTTTAATTGCCGTTGCAGTTTTGTTGGCTAAAAACTCTATCACTTGCCTTTCTCCTTCCAAATTGCATAGTAAAGTAGAAAGACTATGGTTGAAGTGAAAAACAGTATCAGCAAAAACAACTGGTTATAATAGAAGATGATCGATATGAGAATCAAGAAAACAATTATTAGCACAATAATAAAGACATCTTCGAATTTAAACCTCAATCTCTCGAAGTCGAACTTGAAGCCCCACCCAATCTTGTAAAGCCAAATCGATAATAGAATTGTTATTGTGCCCGTTGCGAATTGCAAAAGGTAACCATTCGAAGCGCTTGATTGTGCTGCACTGATAGAACCGAACAGAAGGACTGTAAAAGCAATTTGCAAAAATGCATAAACAGCATATCCGAGAATTGTGGAAATCAACGACCATATTAACGGTATCTTCACGACCACAGCGAATAAAAAGGTGAATATCATTACAGTAATAAGTGGAACAAGATAAGACATTGAAAATTCTGTTCTGAGGATATAACTCTGAAGGTTAATGAGCAAACTAACAAATAGAGCTTCCCAAATATATTGTTTAGATTTGAATCTAAACAGAGTCATTACAACACAATAGACAGCAATTGTTTCAATAGTTGAAAAAAACATAAAACCTACCGGCTCCCACGACAATACACAACACCGCCTGACATAATTTTCTTACAACAGATTAATTATATATCCGCTCCAGGTATAGCGTATACTACTTATTTACTACGAAATAGGTCTATCAGGCGGTGTTTTTTCAGTACCCCTTAACCAACTTCCCGGACCGGCGCAGCCAATCCATTTTAACCAGGATATCCACTTCCCACGATACATCTTGTGTGGATCTGGCCTGCACAAGTTGATTGTTGAGGGTGTTGTAGTCCCAGCAGTATTTCGAGTTTTCGTAGAGGCAATGTTGCAGATCCATTGCTAAGTCATCGTCTAAGGGTCCCTTCAAATGCTCTTGAAAGATTTCGGCCAACCTTTGGTGTACCGGAAGCATATTAATCCACTCCTATCATGTGAGAGCGCGTGCTGCTCTCTTATGGCGGATTCCGCGACCATCCCGGATTTATATGTCCGGTAGGTTTCGACCAGCCCCGCAGCCGGTCCAAGGCGCTTATGCACTCATCAGGCGGATTTATCGTTCCTTTATTTTTGCCAAAGCCGATTGAGCATCGGCCAAGAATAATCTGCAGGTATCCGCTATCGGCTTGTCATGCCACCTCTCTATATCGCCCTCCAGCAACTTGATATAGGACTTTAGCGTCTCTTCAAGCGCGTATTCTTCCATTCCAGTAAACTCCACGTTCATCCTCCTTTAGAGGGGCCTTAGCCCCTGATGTTATTCGGTAATGAGAGTGACGCTGTATGCAACAGCATCTCCGTCATTGTCAACAAACTCCACCTTAGTGGAATCTGTGTCGATGGTTTCCCCGCCATTCCAGAAAGCATCAGTTAAGTAGTTCACTTTGGCGAACTCTTCTATCGCACCCTCCATTGACTCTGCGAATGCCGTACCAGCAAACAAATTATTTTCAAAATACGTGAATCTATATCTTCTCATGGATCAGTCCCCAAGGTTTAAGCCCTCCGGCTGTAGTGTAGTGGGGCCGTAGCCCCTGATAGTTATACCTCGCCTCCATTGCTAAAAAACCATTGGCGGATTTCAAATAGTTTTTCGCTTGCCATCTGTTCGCCCCCATAGCAATTCAGCTATTTCAACCTTTTTCTTCAACTCGTTTACATCCTTTTTGGCGTAAGTGAGCGAATAAGAATGAGTTCTTTCTATCGTGCCGTTCTTCAACCCCTCGTGATAGCCTATCGCCTTTTCAAGTCGCCCATTGAAGTATTCAAGGCTTTCCGGCATGGCAAGCGTTGTTTCATCAGCTTTGTTTTCCCAATATTCCGCTTTCCGCTCCGCTTCTTTTGCTTTTTCGGCATACTCCATGCTTTTTTCCATACGATTCCAATTGCGTTCTATCAAAGCCCTATGTCTTTTTTCACTGTGGTGTCCCACTTTTATAGGTTCACCGAGTGATAAAAACTCCCGCCCTTCGTTTGATGCGTTAAGGCGTTCTTCGCTTTTTGCCATGTGGTTTATGGCACTGTTATTGTATCGTCCTGCTTTTCTCTGTGCGTATGTCTGCTCTTCAAGCCTTACGATTGAGTAATAAAACAAACCATTCTTTTGGGCAACCAAATTGTGGACTTCGCACTCAACCGATTTTCCATACTTCGTTTCAAGTTCAATAATTTCGCCTTTTTCGTATTCTTCCTCGCACTCAGCTACCCACACATTGGGGAAAAATTTCTTAAATTTGTTCATGTCCCTTTTCCCTCCCGCGTATGCCCGCCGGCATGTCGTTGTTCTTCTTGAATCTAATTTAACATGCTTTTAAATGCTTGTAAATAGATAATTACGCATATTGCTAAATATTTTTAAATGCTGTAAAATTCAATAGGACAAGGAGTGTGATTTTATGGCTGGTCGTCCAAAAAAGGATGAATCCGAAAAGAAAATACGCGAGGCTATCTATTTTGAACCCGAGTTATTAGAATGGCTGCGCGAAGAAGCCGACCGCGAGAAATGCACGGTCAGCGTCATCGTAAATAGAATAACCGCAGAAAAGCGTAAAACCCCGCCAGTATAATCACTGACGGGGTTTACTTTTTTATATGATCCCTTAATACTGCGCCGACCTCGGCTGTATACCGGGTAAGTCTTAAGCTGATCTCAGTCCTCATGACATCTCGGGTCAAGCCAAACCGCTCCTGGTACCCCCGGCAAAATACCTTATGATATATAACAAAATCGGTCTGCTCATCAGGGATAAAACGGATGTTACGCTGCTTCAGCTCTTTCTGGAGTTGGTAGGTATCCTGCATAACTCTCCGCTGGATCGCCTCTCCGACCATCTGATAAGCCCGCTTTAATATGCTGCTGGAGTGATCCAGCTCCCGCAGGCTCTTGGCGACCATTGTATCTATATGAGGTAACAAGATCAGATCCCGGATCATGCTCCGCTCTTCGGCGGTGAGCATCTTGTTACTGCTCGCTGCCGTCCTCTCCGCTTGCTCATACTGCTCCACATGATCGGTCAACAGCATTTTGGTCTTCCACCGCTCGTTGCCATCTAGCTTACTCATAATACATCCCCTTAATGATACAACCAGTAGTCAGCATTACCGCCACGCCTGCCGCCCTGTGCGCCATCCTGTGGCCCTGAATCTAATTGTACGTTGCGCTCCCACATCTCAAGGACTACGGCTGTCTCAATGGGTTTGCCTGCCTCCCACTCTATATAATGTTCTGAAGCCAATACTTTAAATCCCCTGATGATCTCCGCAGGTCGCCGCCCGCTTAATCGCCCCAGCTCCTGGATCGTAGGTATCCTCTTAAAATGATACTTAAACTGCACAATGATCCGCAGTAGCTTGCGCGGGGTGTCGTCAAGCATGCTGCCGCTCCGGTACCGGACGCCACGACAGAATATTGGCAGCCAAGAACACACGGGGCTGGCCCGTACTCAGACAGGTGGCACGAATCCGGCCGTCCCGAATCCCGCGCACCTCAATAGTCCGCTGCGTAATCTTGCCCGCTTTATCCAGGTATATCATTTCTATGGTTTGGCCGATGCTCATTTTCATGGCTAATCGCCTCCGTTAAAACAAGAACACTTGTTTGCATTATAACCAAACGAACGTTCTATAATCAATCATGAGTATATTCCTAAGTTCCCATAATTATGTATATTGATTGATAACGATCTAATAATCCCAAATATAAGAATTAATGTTTAGACAGAATACGCTTTATCATTTACTCTTACCTCATCTTATTACAAAGGTGGAATATTCTGGTGTCAAAAAAAATCAAATTAATCCTTTCATCATTAGCCCTTGTATTGTTTGTCGTTTTAATCTCTTCTTTTGTACCTACCACTTCAACATACGCTTACCAGGAGGACTGTTAAACAGCAAAGCAGGATTTAAAAGCGATACTTTGTGGTCTTCAGCCGCAACTATCACTAGCTTAACTGATAATAATGTTGATACAAACGAAAAAACAATTACTAATAGATGGTACTGGTTCGACCTAGGATCTAGTAAAAATATTTCCAACTACAAACTTTTGGGTGGTACTGTTACAATCGCATTCTTTGATACGAATAAAAACCAAATTGGTTCACCGATTGAGAATCAATACAATACAGGAGAGCAAGTTGCAATATCTTATCTGGATGTAAGGTATGTAGCACTTCGTGCCATTAATACTGGAAACACAATTAAGGAGTTTGATATTTTTGAACAAATTTCCACTCCAGAACCAACAGTCACTCCTTCACCGACGCCGGACCCTGCTCCTACTCCTGCTCCTACTCCAGAAATACCTTCCGGCGATCGTGCAATCTTAACTGTCACAATGACAACTGGCTCCGAAAAAGAATTCGATTTACCACTGTCTGAGGTTAATGTGTTCCTTCAATGGTATGATTCGGCCACCGGATCAGCTCGATATGGAATTGACAAGCATGATAATAACAAAGGACCATTTAGCAAGCGAACTGAATACGTAATACATGATAAGATCCTAACCTTTGAAGTAAGTGAGTACACAACAACCGAATAATCCTTACCATCACTTACCTCCTCTGTCCTCTGTAGCATAGCGCTATAATTGGACGCAGGAGGTTTTTTTATGTTTGTATCACCTATGTTATTACAGACCGCTGCTGGCCCTTTTAGCCACAGCGATTATATATTCGAGCCTAAGATTGACGGTCACCGGCTGATTTACTCCCACCAGGACAGCAAGGTTCGCCTTTACACCCGCCACAATAACGAGTGCACCCTGCAGTACCCGGAACTGCAGCTTCCCTTTGCCGACGACATTATCCTGGACGGCGAAGTCGCCTGTGTTGACCCGGCCACCGGTGTATCAGATTTTGAATCTGTAATGAGCCGGTTCCAGACGCGCCGGGCGGATAAGGTTCGGCAGCTCACAGCCTCCTTGCCAGCCTATTACGCTATATTCGATATATTGATGTATAAAGGCCAGGACATGCGCGGGTTGCCACTACTGCACCGCAAGGAGATCCTAGCAGGCTTGTCGCTGCCATCCGGTAGTTTTGGAGTGGTTCCGCATGTTGACGGCGCTGGCGAGGCGCTATTTAAACAAATCGAGGATCGTGGAATGGAGGGTGTTGTCGGCAAACGTAAGAACAGCATTTATGAAACTGGCCGCCGCTCCGTTGCCTGGCAGAAGGTAATTAACTGGACCTACGCCGAAGTGTTTATCACCGGTTACCGCAAGCAGGAATTCGGATGGCTCGCTGCGGTCTCGTCCGGTCCATCCGGCAGGCTGCGCCCGGCTGGGATAATTGAGCTCGGCGCGTCACCGCTCCACAAGCAGGCGTTTAGAGGTGTGGTCCAGCAGCTTGTAAAAGGCGAGGATACGGAGTTTGTACATCTGGAGCCCAGGCTGCGGGCCAAAGTGCGAATGAGGAACTGGACCAAGTCCGGCATGCTGCGGAGTCCGGTGTTCACAGAATTTATCATTTAAACATCTTCTTTCTTGCAGGTAATTCTATTTTAAAATGGAATTATTTATGTGGGGGAGGTGTTGATTTTGGAAAAAAAAGAAGTGCAGTGTAGTTCATGTGGTAAGCGAGTAGAATATCTTGTTGATTCCGGCATTTGCCAAGAATGTTTCGACGAACAAGAGGATTAAGCTATAACCCGTCAGGCTAAGCCAGACGGGTTATTTTATGTATGCTCTAAATTCAAACCGTTCCCGGACAAAATGGGCACCAGCTATCTGGATGGAGTCTGGAGTATATCCCTCCACGATCCCGCCGTAACCCATCAGGTGACCTTCAGGGTCCGGTTCTTCCCGGTACCATACTGACACCTTAGATTGTGTCAGCGCCGCCGTCAGGAAGTCTGTATCACTCTCTAGGACTTTGTATGTGGTGCTCAAACATCCCCCTCCAAACTTTGGCGAATCTTTATGATCGATTATATTTGATTTGGAACATTATGTATATGAACTCTATATCACTGGTAAGGAAAATTTGCCTGAACGCAAATAAATACCCCACTTATACACATGGGGTATTTAAATCAAATAGCTATTCTATTGTGCTGCACTCCAGTGTCCTCAGGACGCATTAAATGGACTGTTAATTTTGCTATAAAGAGATAATACCCGTACTTGTTAAGTGAAGCCGATTTCCTTAATCGTTCCGATTGCAATGATGATTCAATGAGTTTTCTGGGATATGAATTTATAATGCTAAAATCAACCGCGTAATCTATTAATCCAGGATCAGGAATGTAAAGGAGCCTATAATTGAGGTTATTTTGTACTTTTTCTCTGTTAACATCCAAATCAGCAAGAGGAAGCAGCGGTGCAAAGAGCAATTGCTCATCTCTTTCTGCGGAACAAGTATTCGAAAGAAGTATTCCTCTAGCTTGCACATTTCTTTCATTCCCATGCTCATCAAATTTAATAAATGTAAACTTTTCGATGATATCTCCTTGGGCGAGATGAGGTAGCGGTTGGGACAATAAATAATCTTGTATTTTTCCAGATTGTTCAAATTGACGAATAGATTCTTTAACGTTGTCCTTAGCATAAGGTGAGATGGAGGGAAATAACTCATGAACGAAATCTACGAAATCATTTATCATAGGTCAAAGAAATTCCTTCCCGTAGGCTTGAAAATTTTGTTCAATGATTCTTCATATCTCAATGCCTCTTCCTCTGTAAATTCTTGAATTCCAGGGAATAACTCTTCCGCTTCTGCTAACCAATTTCTCTTTGGTTGTTCATAAGGAGCACTGGACGACTTTGACGTATTCTTAGTTAAAGATATTCTTTCGGTAGTATAAGGGTGATGTAACCCTATTTCAGCTCTTGGAGCGCTCTCGGAATATTTTTGATCGCGGCCCATATTGACTCCCTCCCCCTTTGCTTGCCGTAGCACCGTGCTCGGGCTAAATCTGTCTCTCAAATCATATTCAATTTTTCTTTGAGGTGTCGAATCAATCCGAGCCGTCAAAGTTGTAATTGGTGCTCCAAATGCTAAAGTGCCAATAAGACCCGCTTTAGCGAGAGTAAAATAAGGGTTTTTCCTATGATTTGTTTGAGGAGTATTTACTGTAGTTAGGCTACTCATATCCACCGAACCTCCGTTCCAGTTCTCCCTCGATTGATTTTTTGAACCATCGATCTATTACTTGATGTGCTCCCTCGATCCAAACTTCAAATTCTTGAGCGTTAGTCGGGAAGGAATTTACGCTTGCTCTAAACATTAATTCCCAAATAATTGATTCTTGATCTTCGTGAAGTCCTCTATTAATAGTTACATATAGTTGCCCTACAGGCTCAATAGAGTTCAATACAGTTAAGAAATTAAAGACACGAGGAGAATTGGTTACTCCCGCATGATCAATAACTTCTTGATCAAATCCCACATTTACCTTTAAATTCGTTGCAAGAAAATCCAATAAGTTACCTTCTTCAAAGTTGAAAGGTACACTATTTATATACCTGAGTACAATATCGGTAAATTTGACCTTTTCTTTCTTCGGATGAATCTCATAAAGTGTCTTAGCCAAATTGATGGCTCTTTCTTTGTAATCTAACCAATCGTAACTCTTGGTATCGTTTAATGTTAGGATGCCAGGGCCGAATTGAACCATTGGCCATCCGCTTTCTTCTTGCGTAAAACGATGTTGGACTAAATTAGCGGCGTATTCTTCTGGGACACCAGCTTGGGGTAATTCGGAGTATTCAGGATATCCATTCGAGATAAGGTGATCATACATCTTTAAGAGAAATATTTTGTGATAGTCATCTGCTTTGAATGGTTCGTTAGCATTTGGACCTAAATCAAAGCTTTCAGGCACATGCTCTTTTGTGGTCCATCTTAGTTCGAGAATCGTCTCCAAAAGTGGGCTGTGTTTAAGTTTTTTCATAAATCCTCCGTTAAATCGCATTATACATACTAATATGTCCTTGTGAGTACATTCTAAACTCACTTTAGATAACTCACAAGCGGAGATTTATAAGGTTAGGATGGAGGTTTTTTAACTGGAATTATCTCATTATCCTAAAACCTAATGCTCCTTACCTAATATTACCACATTTTAGCTTGAACTCCTTCCGACCATATGTTCTATTTAAAAATAATTATAGGATAAATATAATCGCGCATTGACAGTATTGGGGCGGCTTTCAAGCTATTTTATGTCTGATTATCAGAAAAAAGCCCACCAGCCTAAGCCAGTGGGCAAATTATCAAGGGATGGGATCTTTGATAACGTTATGTATCAATTCATAAGGACAGCAGCATTATTGTCCATCAGGAATATACTCTTAGCTTCTCCCTGTTCATTAATATTAATAGATATATGATAAAAACTTTTTCTTTCTTCGGGGTTAACCTCCGTAGTGGTGAGATATTTTTTGTTTATCGAATCATAGACATAGTCTAAATTATTTCCTTGCACCTCTATGGCCTTATCCTTCCCGTATATTCCTTTCAATTCTTCTTTATTCATATTGATTTCTGCACCTTGTAAAGTCTTATAGACCCCTTTAGATTCTTCACCCAATGAAAGAAGCGCCACCGAATTGTCCCTGTATAAGACTTTCACTCCATTCTCGTAGCTCAAGTAATTCTTATCTCCGCTTGCTTCCCCCAACACTTTCTCTGCTGCTGCGCGACTCATACCATATTGCACAATTTGTTTTTCATCATCAACTTTTACAATTGCAAGGTCATCTGTGGATAATCCACTGTTCGACGCCCCGCAGGCAGTGAGCAATACGAGCATCAACAATAAAACAGCACATCGACGCATTTCTTTCCCCCCAATAATTTTCCTAAAGTTTACCACGAGAGAGTAAAATAAAGAAGCCCACCAGTTAGAGACAGTGGGCATAATCGCAAGCGTTTGGGAATTTACTTTGTATCCTTAAACCCTTTGCCCGCTTCCGGGTTACTCACGATACCCAGGACAACCAATATACCCAGTACCGCATTAACAGCAGCCGTCACCTCATCGTATTTCTCCGGCGCCAGCTCCAACCCGAAGATCGCCCCAATCGTCTGTACCCCCAGCAGCACGGCAGCTGTGAGTGATACCCACAGGCCGTAGTTACGCCATTTGTTTTGCATGGTTACTTGTCCCCCTTTTTAAATAGGCCTGTTCGATCCATGACCGTAATCATCCGATAAAAGTCATAACTGCCGTTTGCTGTGGTATCCAGCAGCCCCGCAGCCTTGGCAGCCTCACATGCTGGTAAGGCCCATTTCGGGATCTCAGGCAGCTTGGCCGCTGTCTCCAGCTCCGTGATTCGGTTGGTCAGTTCCAACGTTACCTCTGCTTGTGCCTTGATGAGCACCTGCATTGCTTCAAAGTCTTTCTTCTCCTGTGCTGTCATTTCTTCCTCGACCTCCATGTATTTATCAATTTTTGCTGAAGCTTTTGCCATAGCCGTTTCAGTGGGCTTCTGGCCCGCGCGTAATTGAGATATTTTAAGCCCGAAAGTGATTTGGAAGTGTGGTGCATCCTTAATGCTCACGAAATCCCCGCCCCACTCAAATCCGAGCGCCTTTGCTTCTTGGACAACCTCCGTCCAATCCTTTGTGCCGTCGCCGTCACCATCCCGGTTTAGATCCCATGATACGCTGGACCCATTGGGGAGCAGCAGCGCGAAATCAATAGCTAGTCCGTAGTTGTGGTAACTCGTTCCACCTTTGGCATTGGTGACGATTGGCCCGGGTTTGGTGCGACCCTGCGCATATAAGGCATCCTGCTCCTCGATGGTGCGCAGTCCCTGAGTGATCACTATGTTTACTCCCCGGGCATAACTGCGCTCGATCAGCGCAACAGCAGCAGCCAATACCACCGGATGCAGCCCGGCCAGCCGTTTACTTGATTTTTCCTTTACTTGCTCAAGCGTCAGCATCGTCTATATCCTCCTCAATCTTTTTATCCAGGCGGCGCAACGTAACAAACTGGTCATACCGACCGGTCCAGGTCAGCCAGGCCAGAGCAGCCAGACCTCCGGTTGTCCCGATCTGGGCAATCGTCCAACCCTGTAGCAGCCAGGTAGATAACTCTGGAGTGGCAAAGCCAAATATAGCCGCAGCTCGAATCAGCAGCACGATAATCATCTTGAAGGTGTAAGCCGCCAAGAAAAAAAGCATCGCCAGCATGAAGACACTGACAACACCTTTTTGGAATCTCTCGTGAAAATAACTCCTATGTTTGAATAGGATGTATACCGCCGTGAGAATGGCGATAATGTATAGCGACAATAAAATGATATCAATGACCCCCATGATGATCCCCCCGATCATAAACTAAATATTTGGAGAATTTATTGCGCTCAATTTCAGCCTGTATCTCTTTTGAAGACTCCCTATATCTAAGAATCGTCAGTGCTACCCGGCGCGAAGATTGGTCTAACTCTTTCTTTTTTTCCTGGTGCCGGGGGAATAAACTCTGAATCCATTTCATCAGCATGTTATCCTCCCCTGTCCTGGTCATTTTCTTGATGGTGGTCCGTCTTAAGCCTTTTGAACACTTCCAACATCGGCTGCATAAACTCTTTGCGTTCGCTGTCCAGTATTTCCTGCAGTCGGTCATTGTCTTCGAGCGCCCTGTCCAGCATCTCGCGCGGAACCAGTTTACCCTTTGCTACAGCTCTCCATTGCATAATAACGATGATCAGCAGAATAAAGACCAGCAGCACGGCGAGGCCGTATTTTTCTGCCAATGGCAGTAATCTTTCAATATCGGAGATACGATCCGCTTCCATTCCCCCGCCCCTTTCTCTCTATGGCGTTTCCTTTTTTGCTTCCTTTGCTGCAGCCGGTTCTTCATCTTTCGGTTGGACAGCAGCCAGCATATCGCCAATGTTTTGATCTACCTGCTGCAATATTCCAAGTTGCCGCCCTGGGAAAAACTCCATAATTGTAATAATGGCCTCAGTGATTTCTTCAGCCGGTCTTGTGAGGTCAATCGATAACTCAAGTTTCTTAATGACTACCACGTGTATTTGCCTCCTTTCAGACAAGAGTAAAAGCCCCTCCAATAACTGGAGAGGCTTTTGATAACTATATTGTAATTGGTATATGGTCCGTAACCGGTGCGGAAATTGGTGTGCTATACTCAGTCCGAATATTGGTCTTTGCAGGAAATATTTCCTTAATGTCGAATTCTGGTTACCATGAGGAGGTATCCAGATGGCTGAAGACAATAACGAACCAAAATGGATTTCATTAAAGGGGTCCGTTGATAAGAGATCTGCAAGGCTCTCACAATACGAAATTCCCAAGAATGAGATCCCACCTACAAAGAAATCAAATCAGGAAGGAGAGAAAAACAAATGAGTTCTAATAAGGAAGATAACAAAAATAGACCAAAACCCGGCGGAATAGAGAGACGCAGCGATAATTATGGTATCGAACGAAAGATCTATTCCGTTGATAAAAGCTCTGCTAGAATCTCGACCGATTCTAATTCGAGCTCTGACTCGAAGAAGAAATAGCTTGGATGTCTTTTAACTGGGCGTCTTTGATCTCATTGGGATCATATATTTTTACATAAGTACCAGACTTGGTGTCATAAAAGATCTGAGATACCTTGATCTTATGATTTCTGATTAAATCTGTGAAAAACTCAACATCATTGAGATTCAGGTAGCGTTCCGGTTCAAAAGTCCGGGACGCTTTATTTATACAACCAATTATTGATCCATCTTCTTTTCCCATTTTATCAATTTTCCCAATTTCAACGACTTGAGGGTCACTATTAGTAAATACCTCATCCCAAACGGAAGGTGTTTTAGAAAAGTTGGCAATTCCCCTCCACTTTCGAATCCTGTTAATTAACTTCATCTGTATTGGATAAAGCCATTTAGCCCAAATTACGCACAATACAAACGTAACCACTGAACTCAAGAGTAAAAACATAATGAGGAATGTCAGACTGCCCGACTTATCCTTTAAACCCTGAATCGACCATATCGCGTCGGCCTTTGATATTTTCTTGGATAAACTCACCACTCCATTATAAAGCAAAAGGGTAGAGAATGACGCGGGCAACCATAGAAGCGCCGAAATTGCTGTGAACTCCCCAGGTGTATGCTTAACGACCGGATTGATTCCAAAAGATTGCAGCCAAAAGTACATAAGAAATCCTGGCAAAATAAAAACAATAGTCCCAAGTAAATTGTCCATATTCAACACCTCACCTATAATTATTCGCTTTATCTGAAGAATTCCCTTTACATGGAGTCCTTCGAATAAAATAAATAGGCCCCTCCATAGGAGAGACCTTCTTAGTTATAGGGTACATTGGTTTGTATGCTGTGTTACTACGGTTATTCGGAAATTTATTGAATTATGAGCAAGGAAAGTATATTGTGAGAAGTATTAGGGTGTTGTTCGAGTAGTCGTTTGAAACATTCATGTAATCAGGAGGATTTATCGTGGGTTATCTTATTTTTGCTGCAGTGGTCATTGGCGGTATCTTCTGGCTGATGTATACTGCCAGTAGTGAACAGCAGAAGAAATTATTAGAAGCTAGAGAAGTCAATAAAAATGAGTACTACGAATCCTTAGCAAAGTTATCTTCTCATTCTGAAGAACCCCAGTTTAGAATCGATGCGCTTGAAAAAGGACGTAAGTACTATGCTAGTTTACGTCCTGACGGAATTTCAACTATTACCGATGAAACATCAATAGCAAATGATTTGAATGCTTATTCTGGACATAAGTCACTAACAGTTTTTCCCAATACTGAAGATTAACAAAAAAAACGGATGCCTTTTTTTTGTATAGGGCATCCGTTTTTTTATTTCTGTTCTAATAAAGCCAAGGCTTCATCTATTAGTTTAATTTGTGTCTCGGCATTTTCAATTGCAGTAATTCTTGAATCCAACTCCGCTTGCGTTGTTTTAATTGAATCCAACACAGCCTCTTTGAATTTCGTCCCCGTTTCTTTCTCAGCAAGTTCTAAGTTCTTTTGATTTGTAATCATTCGCTCTTCTAAAGTGGATTTAGTCTTCTTTGCTGGTTCGATAATTTTTTCAACGAATATTTTTCTCGACTCCAACAAACCATCTTTCGACTGACCCACGTAAGGGTTTGATGGCTTATTAGCAATGGCATCATCAACAACTGCTGCTATACTATCGACATTTGTGGTCACTTCAATTGTTCTTCCTTCCACGTTTACCTTAGCCCCCAGTGAGTCGGAAACAGCGCGTAATGGGATATGAGCTTTGGAGTCAACGACAATAGCTTTCTCACTTAAAGCTTTGCCGTTGACACTGACTGTATATTCTCCCGCAACTGTTTTACCGACAAAAGATTTTATTTGATCCGCAAAGGCGCTAGATGAAGCCATGAGGATTACCCCAATTACAACGCCGCTCAACATATAACTCAACTTTTTCAATATTATCACCCTCCGACAAATGGTATATATACCCTATAGTACCATTACGTTAAGAAACTGAATAGGTGCCACCGCCACTATTCAGATTATCCGGGTTACCATGATTATGGTTAGGCAATGTAACTGAATGACCATGACCTATATTAGATTTTCCGCTCAAGGCAGACCAGATTGCATCAAGTTCTGATTCAAGTCCTGAAACACTACTTATGCTCATTCCTGTCACGGTTGCGCCACTGAATCTCACCTCTCCATTGAATGCTATTACTGGAGCAAATAAATTCATAAAACTATTAGCGTCCAAATATAGTCCATCGTCTATTCCGTAAAGTCCACCCTTGTATAATCCTGTACCGTCAAAGTATTCTGTACCGGCCACACCATATTTTCCGCTTGGTGAAATGGAGACACGTACTCTGTTATTAGCATCAACCGATCTAAAGCTTGTATAGTCCATCTCAACGCGTTGTCCGCTCGCCGCTGTTCTTATAAAAGCACCTGTTATCGTTCCTCCATCAAAAGAACTGGCGCTTATAGAACCAATAAATTCTCCGCTATACGCTTTCATATGGCCGGATGCACTTACCGAAAACACTCCATTACCTACATTAATGGATGATCCAATAATGGCCCCTCCACCAAAAGTGGAGTCATTTATAACTGCGCTGTTTGCGGTCAATTTATTCGTGACCACATTCCCGGCCATATCCACTCTGAAGGGAGCACTATTATAGTCATCGTGTCCAGCAGAAATCCCGTTTGGATTCATCTTTGTTACATTATTGCCTATGCCAATCACGAGAGACACACCAAAAATTTGCTGCCCAACAATTGTCTCCGCAACAACGCCCCTCGCGGTAATTGCTGATCTAACTGTATTCCAACCATCGGTTGAGATGCCCAATCCTTTTGAAGTTAGTCTGACTTGCTCTAAAGGGTTGCTTTTCTCTTGTGCCAATATCCCTCCGTCTGGCGGATAAATCAATTCTGTTTTTGAGTTATTGATATCCGTAATAACTTGCTTTGCTACAGCCTCAAAGAGTTCCGTCCGAATCCGTCCATTTGAATACAGGTTGTCTACTAGATTTTTGCTTTTATTCAGGTCAGCAATGATATCATCCATATCTCTTACTGCGATATTAGATAATGTTGCCTGTGCATGCTTCTCTTTGGTATACGGATATTCCGTCAACTCCATGATCCGAGCCTTGAGATTAACCAGTTCTATGTCCGGGTCATGACAATAGGCGGTATCTCCAAGGTTCGGCTTTGGTTCGCCACTTTTAATTTTGTATAGGTCAGCGCTGTCAGCAGTAACCTCAAAACTCGGGATCTCCTTTTCTCTCAGGGTCTTCCGTCCGACCTCCAACAGATCAGAGACTTCCTCAATATCCTGTTCAATTATTTCCCCGTCAAAGAACGGAACAGAATCACTCGCCCAAGTTGCAGCGTAGGGAGAGATAAGGTAATTGACTTGGAGAATACCGTTTACAATTGCCCCCGGCACAGCCTCCAGCAGCGTTCTCTCTTCGTTTGTGAGGATGGAAGATGGTTGTCCTATCCATGTTCTACCATCCTTCATTTGGCAGTACAGGCGGGTTACAAGTGATGATGAATCATCCTTGAATTGGTCAGAGACAATGTTCTTCTTTATGCGGTACTGCATGCTTTCATCTTTGCCGATTTGTTTCTTGAGATGAATAACGAAGTTGTCTGGTTCGACTTCGCAGCCATACATTTCAATGATTTTGTTGAGTGCCTGGAGACAGTTACCCTGACCGAAGTCCTTGACATCGAACAGGTCAAAAGTATCATCAATCGAAAATGTAAACCGTCCACCTGTTGCAGCAGATATGAGGCTTGTCAGTTGCGAAATATGAACACCATAAGCTTCAGCGATGTACGAGGTGTATGGAAACTTGAAATCTGTAAGTTTGAACATCACATGTGTACACATAATGGATGCTGTAAGCTTCCGATCTTCCCGGACCCGGGACCGGCTGTTGATCACATAACATTGCCCGCGCTCATCCTTTACATGACCTTTAATCAATATCTTTTCAAGATAGTCTCTGGAGTTCATTGGGACTAAAAAGGAAAGTTCGTAGTCGGAATTAATGCGCCGCTTTCTGGCGATATCATAAGACTTGACTAGTGCGCCGGTAGGAACCATATTCTTGTCGTAAGACTGTAAAAAGTCCATTCGCGTCCTCCTTGTTGCTCAGGAAAATTTTCCTTAACATAAAAACAGCCCCCGGGCAAGCCGGGGGCGAATTAAAAACGCCTCAATGGGCGCTACGGTTATCTCTATTATTTGTCGGCCAGAAATTCCAGTCCACTGTCGGTCAGGATCTCTTTAACCTGAGTCTTAAGAGCCTCTGTAGGCACAGCACTAAAAGCAAGTTTACCCAATATGACTCTCTGTGCCAAAAACAATGCAATCATGTTATCACCTCCTCCCAGATGTAACAGCCACCATACCAACAACCGAGCAATCATTGAGCCTTGATGATCATTTCCTGCAGGACGTCCTCGATAAAATCAGATCGCTCAGATTGTGCAGCCAGTTGCGCCTTCAGCAATTCATTTTCCTTCTGCAGTTGTTGAACCTCTGTCAGCTGAGGCGGGTGGGCCGTTTGGTACTGCTCCCACATTGTTGCCAACTCCACATCTGTGCGCTCGACCATATCGTCACCCTCAACGTACCAGCGCGGGATAACGCCGTTATACCAGAGGTCCAGGTTAAAGTGTCTGCCGCCGTTCTCTGTGACTAGCAGATCGCCAGGTTGCGGCTGCTCGAAGGCATCAGAAAAAGCGCGGATCACGTTGTCGTCTGTGTCCACGCGGATATAGTGTTTATACATGTCGTCCCCCCTTATAGTTCAGCATCTGCGGCAAAGTGGAAAAATCGTCGATTAGTTGTAGATCCATTCAGAGTGTAATTATGCCGGATTCCCGCTTCGTCTCCGATGCATGCGACACCAGATGATATAGTACGGTCAGCAGTACCATCACTCACCATACCAACGCCGCCCCCTTTACCATAAGCCGTCACTGTCGGTGTTACACGCTTGCGTGTCTTAAACGATGTATACCCAAAGTGAGGGCCACCTACCGTACCGTCTTCGGATACACCATATAGCGATCCATTTTCAGTCGCCGTACCCGGTGCATCCTCAAGATAATAACTTTTTTCATAGTATCGTTGACATAAAGCCAACTCATCGGCCAGGCTTCGCGCCTGAAAAGGCAGAGCAACTTCACCCACATTTACTTGCGCCTGAGCAATGTCTACATAACCAGTTGCCCAACTACCTACCGCTCCGCTCGGCGCTGATACGATCGTATTCCCAGCCTTGTATATAATAAGCGAAACGGCGAGATAACTTCCAACGCCGACCGTTTTGCCGGATATGCTAGGTACGTTGATACTGACCGTGACTTTTTGCCAGGATGTCGTCAGATTAACGGTCGGTACATTAGCAGCAGTATTGACTTCTGCCGATCCCCCCGATCCGAAATTTTGAATAGCCACAACTCCCACGGAACGGGCAGCATTGGCTTTCATCCAAATAGTAAAGGTGACTTTCTGCCCGGCAAAGTTACGTACATCTTCAATTGCCTGGTGGAATCGGATTAGCGATTGTGTCTGTAGAGCAGATAAAGTCAGGATATTGAAGCGTGCGAAATGCTTGGGGTTGCCCGGTACGACCGTCTGTCCGGCGGCGAAATCCTGGCGTACCCAGCTGCTTGTATTCCCCGTAACAGATCCTGCATATATCTGGCTCCACCACCGATCAGGACCGTATCCATATGCATTTGATCCGTCCCCTCCAGGCAGCACCGAAGTTCCCCGCTGCCATATGTCAACCCCACCGTTTATTAACGCCTGCTGGTTTTTGTTATACGGAACATTCTCAGCCGCCAAAAACAGCGTATCCCCGCCTGAAACATTACCGATATACAGGTCTTTGGAATCCGTGCAATACCCCGGCTCCGCAACGCTCAGACCGCCCAATGCGGCCAATTGCGCCTTAGTCCCGCGCCGTACTTGTATCTTATTAGCCATAATGTACAGCCCTCCTTAAAATGTACCGCCGTCGATGGTGTCGCCGCTGGACATGTACCCCTGAGCCTTAACAAAAGCCGTAGTCGCCAGCTTTGTGCTGCTGTCTGCTGTTGCTTGGGTTGGGGCGGTTGGATTACCCGTCAATGCCGGAGACGCTAACGGAGCCTTAAGCGCATCGGCTGCAGCCAGTATGCCTCGAACTGCCTCCACAAATGCTGTTGTTGCCAACTGAGTTGAATTGTTCCCTGCGGATGCTGTTGGCGCGGTAGGTGTACCCGTAAGCGCAGGGCTGGAAAACATCGTTGCCTTACTCTCGTTGGTCACATTGCCCAGAGCAACATCTGCTGCAGTCATTTGAGAGGCGGCAGTTATCCGTCCCTTGGCATCAACCGTAAACTTGGTGTACGCGCCTGCGGTCACTCCGGTGTTGGCAAGCACAACGGTGATGGTACGATTTGCGGACCCGTCAAATGTGGTCGATCCGGTGGCATCCCCGCCTAACGCAATAGTCCGGGCGGTTTCCAGTTTAACCGCAGTCTCCGCTGCGGCTTGATCTGGGTTAAGCAGCACCCGCTCAGTCCCGTTACCGGCATAAAGTTTATTTGTGTCCGTGGCAAGCGCTAGTTCCCCCGCCGCCAGCGTCAAAGTTGAAAGATTGGCGCTCAGCCCGCGCTTGATTTGTATAGTAGTTACTACCAAGTTAATTCCCTCCTTTTAATATGTGCCACCGTCAATTACGGGTCCGCCTGGTGTCGTCTGGAAGCCCCCACCATCAATCGGCATATATGCCAAAAAATCTTCTAATGCCGTCACTTTCGCCTTCAAGCTTACCAGCTCCGGTATTGGGTCTGAACCGTCATTATTATGGCTGCTGCCGTGAGCACCTGGGGTGGCTATCCCTGTGGCCGTTACGAACATGGTCTTGGTTGTAGGGTTAGTCGTTACCGTGATCCCCGTCCCACCAGTTACTGTGAGCGTATCGGACTTTGCAGCAGCCGGAATGTTGTTCACTGTAGCAAAGGCGTTTTGGTTGACCTCTGCTCCTGCTGCAATCCCTGCCAACTTTGTCTTTTCGCCGGCAGTGGTGTGCAGGCTGGCATTGTCCACGTGGGCCTTGGTCGCTTCCAGATTGATCGCCGGGGCCGTCAGCGCGCTGGGCTTACCCGTGATGCCTTTGATCAAGGTAAACAGGCTAGACAGCAGCCCGGTCAGTGTGCCGGTTAAGCTAGGCGTTGCCGTGTCTGTTGCCGTCCGGTTACCGATTACTGCGTCTGTGGCCGATCCCGCACCGCCAGCTCCGGCAGTGATTCCGGCCAGCTTTGCCTTTTCGGGTGCTGTAGTGTGGATATTTCCGTTTGCAATATGGTTTGCTGAGTTTGTAACCGCGATATCATGTGCATCTAATGTGGTTTCGATATCCGTGTAACTACAATTAACTTTAATCCTCCAAGTAACCCGCTATCACCAATAGATATAATCAGCTCATCCCAAGATGCTCGTAATTGCTCGGATTGTTTGGTCAGAGTTGACATTGTAAGAGTGTTTTCCCGTTGTGCAGATCCAAAAGACTCTTCCGATACCTTTGCTACGTCTACAACTTTGCTGTAATTGTTCATCAGTGTGATAAATCTTGATGCCTGATCCCCACGCGCAATTGCTTGAGTCACTTCATTTCTTTCTGCATCTGATAGGGTATCCCACTGAGCAGCGATTTTGCTAAGCAGTTCGGGGAAGTCCATCATTTCGCCGTCTGCCTGCTTCATCACGCCAACATACTTCTCAAGCTTATCGATAGCAATTGGTCTGCTGGCATAACTAATAAATGACTTGATGGCGTTACCGGCAACTGCGCCACTAAATCCAGCTTGGTTGAGCACCGTCAAGTAACCGATTAACTCATCAATGTCCACACCGGCATTCTTGGCTGTGGCACCCACTCGGTTAATCCCCTCCAGCAGCTTCTTGGATGTGGTTGGGAAGTTATTGGCGACTTCATTTAGTCGATCGAGCAGTCGTTCTGCATCCTCTGCGGCCATCCCATAGTTGAGGATTGCCCCGGTCATTAACTCCTGAGCCTGGGAAGCACTCTGGAAGGATTGCTCAACGTTTTTAGCCATGAGTGCTGTTCTAGCTAACTGTTCTGTCTGCTTTTCATCAAACCCATTCTGTGCGATGAGAGTATAGACGCTGGCTACTTCTCGAAGAGCATACCCATATTCTTTTGCACTGGAGATCATAGAGTCTTTGACATATCCGACGTCAGCAGACTCACCCATTACCCGCTGCACATTGACCAACTCGTATTCAAAGTCTTTAAGCAGGCTGATCGCCTCTGTAGCACCTCTTGTAAAGGCATAGTACAAAGTGCCGGTCATAGCAAACTGCGCTGCTGTACCCGTAATGCCGCTGATCTGAGTCTGCGTCTGAGTCAGTGATCGGCGGACCCTTTGCTCTTCTTGCAAGGCTCTCTCTCGTACTTGTGCTTCCTTCCGTTCCCTGGACTGTAATGCGTTGATCCAGAACTTTTCGTAGTCAGCAGCATGTTTTCTAGCCTGCATGCTTTCCTTCTCGGCCATTTGTGCTAACTTCTGCCGGATCGCTTGCTCCTGCATAAGAACACGTTCGCGCATCGTGTCAGCCGATGTTGCTGAAGTACCTGTTGTCACTCTGGCTGCGCTGGCCGTTAGTTTGTTCTGCAGGATCTCCATTCTCTTCTGATGTTCACGCTCTTGTTGCTCTACTGCATCATATCGTCTCTTAATAATGGCCTGTTGTGCAGCTAGCTTCGCATCTACAATTTGATTGGCCTGTTCCATTTGATTCTTTTTCATCGTCAAAAGTTCGGCCTGCGCTGTACGCTGTTTAACTAGTGCCTCCGATTCGGCCATGATCTTTTTTCGCCGTTCGTCGGAATTAAGAGACATTTTGTCCGCAGCTCCGGCTAGTGCGGTGTAATTCTTAGTTGTAACCGTTATTTCTTGGTTAAGCACTTTAAAGGTTTCGGCGTTCTGTTTTGCTCCTTGGTCAATCATTTTAAAGGCTGGGATCATTTTAGACGTATCAAGGTTAATCCGCGCCCCAACAACATCCCTGGTTGTATCTGCCAATGTACATTCACCCCTTATAATGGATCAGGAAAATTTTCCTTAGCGATAGAAATAAGTCTGTATACAGAAAAAGAGGCCCCCGGCATGATGCGGAGACCTCTGTGTTTATTTAGGGAAGATGCCAATGTCAGATAGATATTTGGCTTTCTTCGGCTTCTTTTCGATTTCCCCACCGTGAAGGGCTATTTGGAACTCTTGATTCCTCTTTCTAATTCGCTTGAGCGCGTATATTTTAGGAAAGGTCATGTTCTCCCATTCGCTATCTGGGACACCCAAGGTTACACACAAAGCCCACGCATCAAGCAGCGTCTGCACTCTTCCTTCGTCCGTCCCTTGGCTCTCGCCTTCTTCTTCAGCATCTGGATCGGGAGGGAATGACTCCTCATAGAAATCGGGTAATGAGTTTTTCCAACTCCTCGATGCCGTCCTCGTCTACTCTTTGGTACTCTTCGTCCGTCAATCCGCCCTCAAGGACAAGATTGAATGCCTCGCGATACGCTGCCTCGACTGCAGGCCAATCCAACTCAGACCCAGATTCAGTTCCTGTCCATTTCTCGCGTCCAATTGATTCGGAGAATTTATAAGGAGCATCTTTCATGATCTTACGCACTTGGCTGATTGAGCCGATGGTTCCAATCTTCACGTTCTTCAGTAACTCTGAATGTTCTTTGGTGGCGGCAGCAAGTTTCACTTCAGAACCAATATTTAGTGTCTCGTCAATTTGTTTGTCCAAGGTAAGCCCTCCTAAAAATAGATAATCCCCCGCTATTACAGCGAGGGATCTCATATGTTGCGTTTTGCAATTAGTCCACGAAGATAATTGTTGCTGCGATGCCTTCTGGATTGTCTGGAGTGACATCTGCTTCCAGCACTTCCAGATTCAACGTGCTGGTGCTTGGCGTTTTACGAGTAGCACCAACATTAAGTGTACCGCCGCCTACCGCCTTGTGTACGGTCAATTGCACCTGTACCGGCAATCCTGTGCGGTCATTAATCAATTCAAAACGATGGACAAACTTAAATGGCTTCGGTCTCCGGGTTCCTTTGAAATTACTGGATGTTCCCAACTTTGACCACTTGTATGTCACGATGATGTTCTTGTTCAAATTTCCCGCCGCAGATGTAATAACTCCAGCAGTAGTAATCGAGTATTGCTCAATTGTTGGCACTGATGCCACTCGTTCAAGCTTAGTCAAAGATCCATCATTCGCTTTGAGATAGACATCGTCACTTGCGGCAACAAATGTACCGCCAAATGCCGTGATTCCTTTTATGGCGTATCCAGTTGCCCCGAGAATACCTTCTTCGTTTTCATCAATTTCAACCACTCCGGTTTTTGTCTCAGCACCTTGCGAAATCTCAGCTATGACAGCAGAGTAACGCGGAAGTTCGATCGTTAGCACATCCTGCAAATCCTGTGCGGTCAAGTGGAACGCATAACCGGACTGTCCGCCGAAAACTTTGGTCCAAGAGAACTGTGGCGCGAACATGACACTGTTAATCTTTTCATCAATATATCTGAGTGTGCCGTCGAGTTCTCTCATCCAAATCTTACCGACTCCATCAAATACCAATGGTTCTTGCATTCGTATATCCCTCCTTGGGTAATAAAAAAGGAACTAATCAGTTTATTTGATCAGTTCCCATAGTTTCAAATCAATTTCATTAATGCGTTTGTATTCATCCGTTTCTTCGTAACCTTCGTTCGGCTTCGTCCCTTGTTCCATCAGTCCGAGTTTTTTCGCCAGAGAAATTTTCTCTTTCACAAGCTTTTCGACTTCCGTTGGTTCTTTCTTTGATTCGGCCTTCTCCGTCACCGTTATCACCTCGATCCGTATGTCACTGAACTTCCTCATGTATACTTTACAATCACACTTATGCATGATTGCTCCTTAATTCATGCGGATATAATCAATATCGAAGATGCCTTTATAGCCCTTAACCCCACTGATCCCCGTTGCAAAGTCTCCGTCATAAGCTAGAACGCACAAAAATGAGTGGAACTTAGGCTGGACGATACGTCGATCATGCAAAAGCTCGAATGAACGCTGGAATAACAGCTTCGCCTCATATCCGGTCTTTCCGTAAAAGTCAATGCAGAACTTCCCTTGGAATACCAGATGGTTACGTGCAAACTGTCCAGGCATGATGTACTGGCATAGGTGCGGCATGGTGTCTTTCGTCACCGTTATCTCAGGCTCTACGCCCTTCGTGAAGCGTTTGATCATATCGGCGGATGCTGCGGCAGGGGTCAGACCCAATAACGCCATGAACGCCGCGTCAGCCTTGTGTGTGTTCTGAATAGCATCGATTAATTGTAGACTCATTGCTTGTCCTCCAGAAAGTACCGATGATACGGGAAGTTTTCGATTACCTCCGCAATTCCTTGCAGTATTCGATTACGATTGGACTGAATCGCGATTCGAAGGAAATAGGTTGGTGGTGTTGGCTTGAACTTAGGATCAATATCCCCGCGTTCAGCCAGCTCCTCCAAATCTACCCCTGCATAGCCGCCACCTGAATAACGCATGGTTCCGTCAATGCTTTTGTAGTTTCCCATTCCGCGACCAACGACAACCTTACTACCCTTCGACCGCAGCCGGTTCCATGCGTCACTGTTCATGTAGGTGACTAAACCGGGGTTTTGGGAAGCATCCGCCATCAGTGAGCCTTTACCAAACTGCTCCAGCCAAGCTTGCCAATAGTCTGCTGTGATGTCTCCTGATATCATCTGATTCGCAAGTGTGAACATTTCCATCTGCAGCTTATCCCTCACGGCTGGATAGTACCGTATGCCGCCCTTGGCGGTCAGTAGCACCAGTTTAGTAAGTCCGGTAATCTCAACAGCCAGCTTGCTTTCCAAGTCTTTAGTGGCTCTTGCAGTATCATATCCGGTGATCATCGCAATCCATCTTCCGACAACTGAACTTGCAACAACCCTGGATACTTCACATCATCGATAGCATCGACTCGGTACGGCTTACCGTTTAACAGGACTCGATCAGGCTGCAATAATGCGGGATCGTTCGGTCGTTTGATATCGACTGTAAATTGTAAACGCAGCAAGTAAGCTGTTGTCGGTAAAAGACCGGGATTCTCTTGAAGTAACTTAGCATTTACGAATTCGGCGTATGCGATTACTCCGCTCTGTACAGTGTTGAACGTAGGATCGCCAATCGGATTGTCATTGCTGTCATACTTCTGTGAGTACCTTAGAACTTCAATGACGACATTGGACTTGACCAGGCCGCAATACTTATCCCTGTCCGGCGTAATACGAAGAGAACATATGAGATAACTGTCTTCAGTAATCACTATGTCTCCAGTAACAACCGGCGACTCCGGGGCAAACCTCCCCATGTAATCCGATTCTCGTCCAAACTGAGAACCTCCGCTTGATCCGCGTGACAGGATTACTGCATCCGGTTGTCCGTTCACCACACACGGCGTATGACGGTATGCAAATTCATGGAACATGACCTTCTCTCCTATCTGAAGGAACGATGCATATGCTCAGACAGCAAGTCTGCTATCTCTGGAGTGATCATATCGTTCCCGAAATATTCAATAGTGGAGTCAACGTCTTTTCTCATTTTTACATTCGAGTTTGAATTACTGGATAACTGAGCAATGAGTAGACCGCAAGCCACCTTCACCTTATCAGGAATGGGGTCCCACCCACTGGTATACGTGACCTCCAGCTCTGCATAAGGCGCTCCGAATGGTGATCCGCCGCATGACAAAGAGCCTATCTCCTTGTCAACGTCTAAGACGCTCAGATCAGCATCCGTGAACCCTGGTGCACCGAAAAAGTTATCGCCGGTGATGCCGTATGCTGCTCTGCCTTTAACCTCTGTGACTTCCTTCACTGGGTAATAAGACAGATGCCCTCGTTGATTTGTCAACGGTATACGCTCAGTGTAGGTTGTCACGCCGATTTCACGCTTGCAGCGCCCGTCTATGATAGCGGATGCCCGAATGATCAACGGGAGGGTCAGCACCACTCCTGTGGGTACGTAGTCGGTGTCCGTTGTGGTTAGGTATTGGCTCATTCAATGTAACCCGCTTGGCGCAATTCTGCGGCGGACTCAGGTAGAATCTCAGCCTTTCCGTTGACAAAATTGAAGATACCCCGTTTGATATGGATGGTGTGAATTCCTTCGCTACCTTCCTCCCAACTCTTCAGCAGAACACTTTCAAGTACGGCGGTAAACTCTCTCTTGGCTGTTTCCTCTTCAAAGACGGAATCACCGTTCGCCCCCGCCTTATCCAACTCGGAGTTTTCACCAATGGTACCAGTGCTTAATGCCGCGGCATCCGGGGAAGGTATCACAGGTTCGTTTGCGGTATCTTGCTCAACTTCAGAAACACCATCTGGTGCTTCGACCTCAGATTGAATGTCCTCGGGCTTTTCCTCCCCAAGTTTTATTTTACCCACCTGATCATCTCCTTTTTAATAGAAAGAGGGCGGCTATAATACCGCCCTGAATGGTTTACTAAGCAACGCCTGCAATAGTAGGACGTGTAACAGTTCCATAAGCATGAGCATAGCTCGGGCCTTTCGCTACCGGCGCTCCATATTTGATCGCAATGTATTTTTCCTGAATATCAGAAGTGGTCCCTAGTTGGAAAAGGAATGCATCCTTTTTGCCCACATAGTGGTACTCAAGCATGGGTTCAGTCAATATCGCAATGCCATAATCAGTCATCAATGGGTCTGTGGCATTTACTGCATAGGTCATAAAAGGTTCAGGGATGAGTGGAAGAATACCAGCAGATGTCATGATTGCAAGGACTGTAATACCTGCAACCATCGTCTTAGTCAAACTGTTGATCTGCGTTTCGTTGTTCGATGAATTCTTTTCTTCTTGCTCCAGGTAGTGATGAGCGATTGGGTGGATATAGATTGCTGTAGGCATCAGCACATATAGTTCGCTGGAAGTCATTGCAGCAACTTTAGCTCGAATGGCATCCACGATTGATGCTGCTGCGGAAACCGAGAATGTATTAGTAATTTGTTTACTCAGCCCTCGATATTGCATAGTGGTTGGAACAGATAAGCTTGTGTCGTTTCCTCTCCACAACGCTCTACCATGAGTCAAGCCAACCCCATTAATCATGTCATTTAGGTCTTTAGCTTTGAGTTCTGGGAAGTTATTTTGCTGTTGGCCCAATGTCAGATCATAATGTCCGAATACAACTTCATTGGTGATGGCCTTCATCTTCAAACTATGGGGCGTTCTTGGATTGCTCGATGCATTCGCCGATACTACGCGCGGATCTACAAATTCCCCGCCATTAATCGTATTTTGTTCATAGTACGTTGAGAAGTCTCCGGTTGCAGGAACATACTCGATCCGTCCTTCCAAGACCGAACTTCTCCGGAGGGCGTCGGTAATTTCTCTCTGAAAATCATCAACGATGATAGCGCCCGGTGCAATAATCTGCGCTGCTGCCCGGAAATCAATGAATTGTGCTACTGATTGTTCTGCCATTATTTATTCGCCTTCTTTCACGCCAAAGGAAGCTTTGGCTTTCATTTTAAGTACCATGGATTCACCAGACGGAAGATTCAGTGCATCTACGCTTGCGCAAAATGTTGAAAAATCAGACGTTGCCGACTCTTCAACCTTTCCGTATTTTGATAATAGATTTGCTGCTGAGAAAGTCTTGCGCTCCGGCTCTGGTGGGGTATGACTAGCCTTTAGGTCAGCGAGTTCTTTTTCAAGTGCCGCTGTCTTGTCATTAGCTGCTTTGAGGTCAGCAGCAGCCTGTTCCTCAGCTGTTTTTTGTTCAACTTCTGCATTAGCGGCTTTCATACTTGTGAGATCAGACTTGATAGTTCCGACCTCAGTTACCACGTTTTGTACACTAGCCGTGATTGTGCTCATGCCATCTTGAATAGCTTTCATTGCATCCTGCATTGCCTTGATTTCTTCTGGAGTCATTTTGACATCCTCCTTTGGTTTGTTGTCCCTGGCCGCAAAGCTAGTTGTTTTATAGGCGGCGGCATCGGCGAACAAGATCGCTGCACCGGTACCGCAGAATTCCATTACATCGAGCACGTTTTCCATGTCGGCGGCGTTTTGCACTGAGGCTTCCATTTCAAGCGATGCACCGAATTGATATTCAGACCAGTTGTATTCAGCTGCAAGGCCGTTGTAATAACGAATGGTCGCCACCACATCCGGGAAGTCTTTACCGTAAATGTAGCCTTCCACCCAAGCGCATCCATCCATGGAACGGTAAGCCTTATCGATCACGGCCACCTTAAAGCGCGGTTCATGGTCGGACATCCCTGCGGCGTAGTCGATGTTAAGCGCCATCCCCACGAATGTTTGAAGATATTGATCGCATACGCTTGAAGAAATGCGGATCAGTTTACCGCCTGCCCCTGAAGGCGAACCGTCACTCGGCTGATCAACCGTGAATAATACGCATTTGAAAGGTACCTTGTTGGGGTGGCTTCCAGCGTCAGAGAGTTTGAAGTCCTGGACGCGCATTTTCGAATTACTCATTTTTAATGTCTTAAGCATTTTTGGTTCTCACCTCCCTTCAGGGCAAAATAAAAACACCGTTACGTTTCCTCGGTGTTGGGGTCTTCCTTATTCAGTTCATCTTCTTGTTCTGATGGTATTGGTGGAACAGCCTTGGCCCTCTCCGCTTCTGCAAGCTCTTCTTGAGTCTTGTTTATATCAACAACAGCGATCTTGCTCGGCTGCAATAACACTTCTCCATGCTGGTTAGGGAGTGCTTTCTTCCCTTGCTTGTCCCTTACCTCATCCGGCGTGGTCGTTCTGCGATCTAGATATATTGCATCAATGTCTGCCTGAGTCTTTAGGTCCTTTAAGGACGTAGCATACAGGAACTTAAACTCGATCACGCCGCCCATTTTAAAGATGCCGTCAATGACGTGGTTATTAATATGCTCGACAATGTTCTCGGCGATGGACTGCACCGTAGCTTCCGTATCCTCGTCTTCGCTTTCCGCTGTGGTACGGTTAACGTCCTTTGTCTGACCTAACTTCTTGGGTGATACACCAAAAGAAATCGCTATGATTTCAATCAAGAAACGCTGCCATTCAAGGAATAGTGCCTTGTCGTCAGTAGCTCCTAAATCCAGGACGCTCGGGTTTTCGCCGCCAATGATCGGAAATTTCCCTTGCCCTTGCACTTCAGAGTCCCAGAATGAACGAAAGGCAGACACAGCTTTCGAATCGGCCGTTTTTCCAAGGTTAAGTATCTTTCGAAGAAACGTACCTTTGGTTTGATTTCCTGCAGATTTATGAGAATCAATAAAGTTATTCGCTGATTCCCAAACTGTTTCTAGTGGAGAAAGCCCAAATGGTGTGTTTGTTCTTGGATTCATTCGAATGTACATCAATTCCGAAGCCGTTAGGTGTACATATTTACCATTAACCCTTTGGGCGAATCGATAAGTATCAGGCTTCCCATCCCAATCTGGATGTAGGTCTACTGAAAAAGTGTCCACCGGATACATCCTGAATGGTCTTAACGGATCTCCAGCTTTGAGCATCTCTGTACTTCCAGCGCTACATACAAGCATATCTTCAACGATCTGCTCAAGCCAAGATCTAAATGAATCAGATGGGTTTGGCTTAAGCAAGGATCGCTCAATGATTTTGCATAATTCCTGATACTTTTCAGCATCGTTCTCATCAATGGCAGCTACTGACCAATTAAGCTTTGTTATACCATCCTTCACGACATTGATCGCTCGACGTGGTATAGGCGATTCACTCAATGTCCTGAGGTTTGTTGGTGTTCGCTTTGGGACAGGTTGTTTATTCCCACTGCGTCCCCACCACCCCCACGATTGGGGATAGGCATCAGTCTGTCTTTCCGGTTCATTCTTAGTTCTGCCTGCTGCAAGCCAATCGATAATGATCTGTCTTACACCCAAGGTGTTACCTCCTTTCCTTGCAGACTTCTATGAATTAAGGATAACATCTTATTTATTCAGTTTTGCTACGGATTTTCGCTTGTACACACGCATAAGCATCTACATAACATACCGCCATGAGGCAGTCGGCAGGAATGCTTTCGAATTCACCTTTTGCGTATACTTCCTCTAAATTGAGATTATGAGCACAGAACGCTTCATCTCTTTTCTCTCTCCATTGATTGATAGCGAATTGAACAAACTCAGCAGTTTCATTCATCACTTTCATCTTCCTTCAATTCCCTTGCATAGACAACGCTGGTCATAGGAAAGAAATACTCTTGATTCGAATGAACATCATTAACTTTCAGCATGGAAAATGAACTCATGGCACCATTATAGAATCCTCTTTTAAACGTGTTTAAGAACTCATGGTCACCAACAATCCCCGTACCGTCAATAAGTTTAATTTCCACTTTCACCTTAATTTCCTCCTCCAGACATAAAAATAGAAGGCAGGAAAATTTTCCTGACCTTCTGTATTCGTTCATACTTCTATGGACTAATAATATCATTGGTTTTATTCGGGATTACTGCGGAAATTTAGATATCCTCTTCAACCTTATCAGTTTCAATCGTTATTTGGTTATATTCCCCATCCAGTGGGACTAATATTCCGGTTACTTTACTCCATGACAGTATCACTTTATCCGTTTTTGTAGCTAATAGCCAATGATGGACATTGACTTCAGCATCTTTGTTTGGTATTTCTTGAAGCTTCTCTATTAATTCCGAAACTTTCATCATAGCGCCTCCTCAAATTCACGTATCAATTCCTCTTTATTGTAACACCTCCAATACTAGGAAGCATCACATGTTTCATAGCTTCATCCAAATGCAAAGCCAGTATCCGTCTGTATGTTAGCAAAGGCCAATACAAACCCATCAGCTCTATCCGGTGATTGCAGTCCGCGCTTCTTCATATCCTCTTTACGTTCCAGGTAGATCCTACCGTTACTGCCCATACGCCATTTTCTGGATGTTAATTGAGTTACAAGTTTTTCATCATCTGGCAGTTCCATTACACCAGGGACTCCAAGCATATAGTTACTCATATTATCTTCCAGAAGTTCCTTGATGTGGCCCCACATTTCTGAGCCAAGGTTTCCGTAATGCTCGTCTTCTGCGGACGATCCATTATTAACTCCTATGATTGTGTATCCGAGGTTCTTTTCGTCATTGATCTCATTGAGTCTGTCTGTAACTGCTCCACCTATGCCGCTATCATCGACTCTGATCTCTACTTCTTCCACCTCAGGACGCTCTACCCTAATATCATCAACGAGCCGAAGCACCCAGCCGGTGGTTGTCATCGTGTCCTGTTTGTGGTGGAAGTGACTCTTTACCACTTTGCCGCCGACCTGCCCGTATATGGTGGTTTCGTCGTCACCGAAACGAGCTACGTCCACCCCTACCGTGAGCTTATGTCCTTTAGGTTCAATCCGAACCTCGTTCTTCGCAAACTCAGCCGCTTCCAGCGCTATGAATGTATCGGATTCCCCGCGCGGAAACTCACCTTCAACACGTACACGCCATACGTCAGAGCCTTCACCATATTTACGCTTGAGCATGGCAATATTCTCTTTGCTCGTCCTGGGGCTGTTTAAACAGGAAACCTTACGTGTCTTATAATCAGCGCGGTCTCTGTTATGGGAATCATAGAACACTCCGCTCGTGCGTGTTGGGTTGCCGCACATTAACAGCTTATTGTATGGACCTGACAATGTACCGAGTATAGCCTCCATGATCCTGTCTTCTACGCCGGACGCTTCATCTACGATGAACAACATGTAGTCTTCATGAAAACCTTGCATATTTTCTGGCTTAGTTGCGGTCCGGGCCGTGGCAAACCAGCGTTCTTCATAGTTCCGCATGTATACCTTTGTTTTCGTCCATTTTAGAATAACCTTCAGAATCGGGCTCTTATCCTGCCATTTGCTGATCTCAGCCCACAATACATCATGCAGTTGCTGTCTTGTCGGGGCCGTGCAGACTACCTTCGGATACGGAAAACAAGACAGGAACCAAAGCGCAATTGCCGCCTCAACTCCTGTCTTGCCCACTCCCTGCCCTGATCGTACTGAAACGCGCGGATCAGTAGCTATGTCCATTAGTACTTCAGCTTGCCATTCATCCGGCGTAAAATTAAGCATTTCCTTGCAGAACAACACAGGGTTCTTCCTGTACTCCGGTATTCGCTTCTTGAAGGCATTGAGCCGGCGCTTTGTGTTTGGTGTCTCTTTAGTCATTCTCTTCCACCGCCTTAACCCAATCTTCAATAACATCCTCGTCTGTATCTCCTCCACCATTTTTCAGTTTATCAATTTCAAGCCGTTTCTTCTCAATCTCAATTTTCATTCGTTCCAACTTCAAACGTCGTTCGTCTTTTTCAGGAGCAATTTCAATAAACTGCTTTATTGCTGATCTCAGTTCTTTCATAACAACAGACTCTGCCTTTATAGCGCTGTTATGCTTATCCCAGGCTTGTTGATATTCCCATTCTTGCTCGGTTCCGAACATCCCGGGTTTTTTCTTAGTCAGGACTTTAGTGACATCATCTTTATCTTTAACATGAGTAATGCGGCGGCCCCAAATAAGCCGTTGATACAGACTAAGCACGTTCTCCCAGAGCATATCTGCCGGGCTCATGGTTTCAACAATCTCGCGGATCTCCATAAACTCAGGGTCCTGGGGCATGAACTTACTAAAATATCCGTGCTTAAGCGCCTTCTGATTCCCTTCAGGTCCACCCTTGCCGCCTTTGTTCCCCTTTGCGTTCTGATTGCCCTTCTTGGCTCCTCGCGGTCTGCCTGATGCCGGTATCTCGTCCCATTTATCAGCGCTTTTCCATCTGCGGACCATAGATGGATTGAGCCCAAGTTCTGCTGCAATCTCACTCAATTTCTTCTCCCGGCCACTCTTCAGCCAAATCTTCAGTGCTTTCTCTCGATCCGGGCTTTTCTCTCTTGTCAACTAACTTCACCTCGGCCCCACTACGTATTTGAGTTGGATACACTTTTTAAAGGTCTAAAATGGTCAAACGTTACTAATGAAAATAAGCCTCAGATTTAACTCAGGCCTTGGCTGCTCACTGTATTCTACTAATATTTGTTAATTGAATTCACTTCAGTACTAATTGTATGTCATTCGTAAAGTGCGGATTTTCATTGATGTGATTTGTTTTGTTCTTCGTTCCCCGAAATGAATTCATCATTACCCCATTGAAGTGCATTCGTTAGAGTTCAAAGTCCTCCAAAGCATCGTCTAAGGTATCCTGGAGCAAGCCCACATACCTCAGAGTCACCTTTTCCTCCGAGTGATTGAAGTGATCCATTAGTAACGCTATGTCCTTCGTTTCGAGATACAATCTGTATCCGAATGTCTTCCTCATGGAGTGGGTACCGATTTCTTCAAGATCAAGCTCTTTAGCTGCCCCTCTAATAATTTTGTATGCCATGTTTGGAGAAATGGGGTGTGCTTTACCTCTTTTACGCTTTCTGCTGGGAAATAAATATTCGAAATCTGCTTTATCTTTGATGTAGGCATCCAGTGCTTTGCGAAGTGATTTACGAATCAGTACACTTTTTACCTTCCTGGTCTTTTTTTCAGTTATTGTTATGTGCGTCCCCTTCACATCCCGGACCATTAGGGGAAGGATATCTGAGATGCGAAATCCTGTGTTGATCCCAACAAAAAACATGATGAAGTCACGAATGTTCTTAAAATATAAGTATTTTTTCATGGCCTCTAATTTTTTAGGATCTCGTATTGGTTGTACGAACTTCATTTCATCACCTCCATTGTAGAGTTAAGGAAATTTTTCCTGAGCAAAAGAAAAAGCGCCTCATCGGGCGCTCATAGGTGAAGATAGATTTGTTATACAAGATATCATCTAGTCGATGTGTATCCACTATGAGTTTTTCAACCTCTCATCAAGAAATAGATGTATAATATTGGATGAAAGTAGTTTTAATATATTCAAGAAGAGAGGGATTAAAAATGTATTCAGTCCAGCAACTTCAAGCATGTGATTTTATATTAAAAAGAATAATTTACGATCACACTTCTCCATTATTCGAAAAAAAGTTAAAGCTTGTTATTGAATTTAAAGGCACCTTTTGGTACGGCGATTTTGTTGATTTTGATGGAAGACGAGTATCACAGGATAAAATCGCTGAAGATGGCGAAGTTTTCCCTCTAAAATATTCAATTCCCGGGAACGAAGAGTTGCCGTTGATGAATAAACTTTGGAGTTATTACGCTAATGTTGCAATGCCAGCTAATCGTAGCGACTTTTGGACTAATCCATTCACTCAAATTAAAAGCTTACCATTATTATTCGATAGGCTAGTTGCAATATTAAATACGAGTACTGAAGATGAACCTGTTAGTGTTTTGTTTCCGTATTTATTTAATGCGAAATCTGTAGATAAGAAAATAGAGCTTCCCTTTATAAATCTTGAAAATGAGGTTATTAATTTAGTATCTATTATTGAAATTACTGAATAGCATCGTATCAATTTCAAAACATAAAAACAGTCGATGATGCTTAGGTTTAAACACGCTTCTCAGGCGTGTACCCAGCACTAGCCCCTGCAGAAGGCCATCGACTGTTTTTATGATGCGCTCATTTAACCGTGAGCGCTACGGCCTAATCTATTTGCAATCCACACCCCGCGATAATTGGTTTTGGGTATCAATATCGATGTGTGGTTATTGCTAAAATTAAGCGGTAATTTGTAGTATGCGCCTACCGCTAATGCGCTTCGCCCCGGATTGGGCGATTTATGCGCACCTTTAAAGCTTCGTGGTATTCCCCTCTGTACGCTGTCTCAAATGGGTTAGTCCGGTAGTTATTGACGTATCCGGTCCACGTTCTCGATCCACGTCTTTCGCCGCTGAGATCACGGTTGCCCAGGAGGTGGGTATGAGCTGCGGTGTGATATGCCCGTCACAGATTACCGCAACCAGATATGGAGTGTACGGAAGCTCTCGCCTCGGTATCTTTATTATATTTGGGGCTTATTGCTGATACGCTACGGAAATTAAGCTCTGTTATGTTGATGGACAAAAAAATACCGCTCCAGGTATCTACCCTTCGCGGCTGTTGAGTTGTCTTAATCCGATTTCGCCTTCTTTATTCCGGCCCCGTCCGTAATCGATCGTAACGAAATCAAGAGTGCCGTTGAAAAGAAGCGTATTAGTAAGAGAGGCTATAACTCGACGACGCTTCTCAGCAAATGTTGTAGCCTCTATGCTGTAGAGTGCTTCGCTGTAGCCCACTCTCATATATTTGACAGCGTCTTTGTACTTGACTTCCTTATCTCCAACAAAAAGAAGTTGTACTATCTTATGCTCGTGTATGTTTGCGATGTTATTGCTGGCATGAATAATTGCCTCTACTACGAATTTGTATATCTTGTAGTTGGACTGCCGTGTCTCGCGTGCAATCATTAGATTTTCCGGGATGTTAGATATAAGATCGGTAGTGCCGAGACGTTTGGCCGCCCCGCCCATCCCTGTTAGGTCGAAATCATCCAACCCATCAGCTCGTTTTCTCTTTTGTGCATCTTCATAGCTTTCCTTTAACTCCTTAAATCTCCTGAAATTCTTCAGGAGCCATTTTGTCTTTCTAATATCCTCTTCATCTGGGTTTTCAAAAAACTGCACTTGATAGATTCGGGATATTTCTACGAGATCATCTTTAGGATCAAAGTCGCTCTCCGGGGTCTGCAGTAATTCAATCATTGGGCATATCTCCTCTCTGCGGCTGGCTTATATATTTACTGTCAGTATAGAGTGGATTTCATACGGAGTTACTACGGATAATTGATCTTTGGTTATGCCGTAGGATTCAAGGCCACGGCGATGGAATTCTTCGAAGTCTTCGTCAATCAAGTTGAAATCACTATTATCAATGATTAGCATTCTTCTTCACTTCCTTGTGTTGGTATGCTGGTTGAAGGATGTATATCCGGCCATCCATAGAGATTACGGTTGGAATGCCTTTCTTGATTTTGATCGTCATGATCTGCGCTTCATAGATATCTCCGGGTTTAGTCTCCATTAGGTATGACCTCCAGTTTGTCTAAACGGTAATAGGCTGGTGTTGGAGCCCAATTCACTTTGCTTTTATCATAATTAGGCCAATCCACGTATGCTCGTTCCCCACTTTTAGCAATCTCCAGCACGTTTCCTATGCCCAGGTGTTTCATTTTCCGATGCTTCACTTTATCGCCAGGCTTTGGGGTGTCTGGCTGTACTGGTGTGGGGTCAAAGGTGCTAGACTCTATTTCTTGAATCAATGCCTCAAGCACAACTCCCTTTCCTTCGTTAAGATCATTCTCTTCGTCATTCCACACATGGCATTGGTAATTTCTCAGCCACGATATCAATTTTGGTTTATCGAGCATTGTCTGTATCCTCCCCTACAAATGATTTTGAATTAAATGGCATAATGTAGTGATTGCGTTATCTTCGTAATCGAAATTTACGATTTTTAACTCATCAAAAGTTACGATGTATGTTGATCTGAGTTCAGGTTTGCCAGAGAAAAAGATTTCCAATCGAATTTTATATCCGCCAAAAGGAGTCTCGTTTACTGTTAAATACCTTCCTGTTTCCTCTGGCTGCTTTGGTAGTAACTCATATGTTTTCTTCAATTCATTGATCATAGGTTTGTTGTTCCTTTCTTTATGGGTAGCCAGATGGCTATTAAACCTTCACCCGGCCCCCGCTGCGCTGGGTTATTCGGTCGCGTCTCGATGGCCTCCGGCCAAGGCATATACTCTCCTTGAATTTAATTTACCTATTTTCTCGTTGAGCCATATTTCAAGTATCGATCCGCCACCCGGAGCCTTTATCCAATCGCCTACTTTCAAAGGTGAGGTGTCAGGGTTCAGGTCCCTTGTATCGACCTCGATTTCTCCCCAAGTTTTACCCTGGTCATGGCTTATTCCCATCTTTATTAGTCGAACCTCAGACACTTGCCCCGATTTCTTGTCATAAGCTTCAATTTCCTCAACATCGACCGAGAAAGTAAGTATGAACTGCCTTTTGCATCCGCAGCAGGTGTACGGATCATCCTCATTAGCAAATCCTTCAGAATGGAATTGTTTGCAATTAGGACACTGCCAAACAAAATCAGCGTATAACATATCCTCTTCTCCCCCCTCGATTATGAAAGTTTTACAAGCCTACCTGTGGTGTCGGTGACCGTGTCAACTTCTCCATATCCTCTTTCCTTAAATTCAGCAGCTTTTTGCCGTAAATTGTACTCGTTCAATGGTTCATACCACTCAGATATACAGACAGCCTTACCGCCAGCATAGAACGAACAATAACTTTTCGACTCATACCTCTTCTCCCCCTTATACCTACTCTTGCCAGCAGATTACTTGCGGACCTTGATAGACGAAATCATTGCCGATGAAATCCCGGAAGCTCTGTTCTTTGTATGATCCGTCCTCTTGCTCAAACTTAGCCTTGGCGTCAAGGTTGATAGGCAAGACCGGAACAGCGTCCTTTGTTTCGTAATAGTCATTGCCTCCGATACGTTCCCAATGATCGTCAACCGCTTCCTCAGATGTTGCTGCTACAATAAATTCAGATTCTTCGCCTACTTGGAATACTTTGAACATAGTTTCCCTCTCCCTTTGGGGTGTACCATATCGAGGATGTGCTCGGTATGGTATCTGCCCCCTAAATTAGCGTAACAACCAAATTCCATATTTTCCGGGAATTTAACAACCAATCGGTTGTCTCAGCCCCCTTATAAGTTAAGTACAGCCAACCCTGCGGCCTCCGCTACGCTAAGTATTGCGGTCGGAACGATGCCCTTCGGCCAATTCCCTCCACGTTTTGCTTCGTCCAACATTTCACCTACATAAGCACATTCATATCCATCTGGATCGTTAAATAGAGAAGGGTGGGCATCCATAAATTCTTTAGCTTCATCGCACATGTGCCAATTTTGAAACTCTCCTTCATACTCGCCCCTGTAATTCCAGCAACTTGAACCAGATGGGATTGTACGTCCCGTTGCAGCGCATTTATGATCTTTCCGTGTCCTATTAATTCTCGTTAATTCGTTCCATTTGCCCATTGGTTATCTCCTTCCTCAACTTTACTGAGGTCTGAAATATCTAAAGTCAAGTGATAATCTAGGTCGTCAAACGAAACGCGCACCTTGGTTCCAATAATCTCCATAACGCCGCCTCGCCCGTACTCCGGATGATTAACTGTATCCCAAAGCTCTACCTCCTTGGGTGCTGGGGCTGCTGGAATTATGAGTGGCGTCCAGTGAGTATGATATCCCGGCCAATCTACATCCAGTGGGCTTCCGCAATATGGCGGCTCCTCAATTGGGAATGTCCACCACAGCACCGGACCAATATCTTCGTGCCATTCGTCGATTGATTTCGCTTCTGTCAGAGGTTTAAACAATTCATCTACAACCCAGGATGGACCAGAGGTTGCGGCTTTTAATGTCTTTTTTAACTCTTGGATTAGATCATTCATGAGTACCTCTTTCCTCACCGGTGGGTGCTGGGGTATCTGGGTAAAGGGTGGATAAAATATCATTCAGGACTGTATCAATTTCACTCATGTTTGCCTCGCTGCTGCACCATGTCCACTTTAGAGCGTTCTCTATTGCCTCTTTCAGCCGTTGTTCCCGGGCCTCTGCTGCCTCCGCACGGGCTTTCTCAGCTGTATAAGCCGTTAACGTGGCCTCGTAGGATTGTTTGTATATCTTGGCTTCTTGGAGCCAGTAGGGAAGAGCTGTACGGGCTTCAGCCAAAAGCTTTGCGTCATTCTCACGGATGTATACATAATCGCCGTGGGCGCTGATAGCGTGGCCCACGATACTGTCTGGACCTTTCATTTGAGTATGGTCATATGCTGTTCCAATCAAGGTTTCACTTACACCTTTGAATACTTTCCACGGACCACGCGTTGCAGCCTCGCACATCTCCATATCCTTTTGCCAGTCCCTCGGTGTTTGTGTCATTGAGCTTCCTCCCTTACCTCGAAATTTTCTGAACGATACAATACTCCGTCAATCAACAGCCATCCGGGCTTGTAACGGCTTGCCTGATACTCCTCGCCAATCACAAGATCATAATTGTTATGCCACTTCGCATAGCGGACTTTCATCGTGTATTCCTCCCTTGGTGGGAGAGGAGGGCTGATTACCCTCTCTGTCCCTGTATCTTCGTACTATTCATCAAGCTTGCAGTCGTTTAAGTGGTCAATCATGTTGTTGAGACGACTATTAACTCCACTTTTAAAAGATTCGATTATCTCATCATCATCTTTTCCTTCAAGTTCGATGGAAATTGCCGCTATCTCATAAGGGAATAACACATCCACCTGCATATTTTCGAGATCAATGCTTTCAATTTCAATATCACCTTTGCAAAGCTGATTCAATTTGCCTTCAAGACTCATTAATAATCCCTCCTTCATGGTTTGCGCCTTGCTTTCTTCTCATGGATTTAACCAGGAGTTGAATTTTTTTCGCTATTTCTTCTATTTCAGCAGCACTTTTTTCAATCTCGCTCAATCTGTTAGGCAAACGGTTCCCTGACTCAGTGCGTTGTATAGCGTAATAATCAATATTTTCTTTATGGTCATGGAGAGCATCCATTAATTCAAATAGTTGAGTATATTTACGATTAGCCATTTTTTCTCCTTCGCTATATGCGTCTTAAATAACGTTAAATTTTCGTACTGGACATTTATTTCGTTTATCTAAAAAGATAACCCCTGTCAGAAATAGAAGTCGGATGTATACCGTGTGTGCAAACGAACCTGAGACATACTCTAATCCTACAGTCAGCTTCTTCCAGTCCCAAAAAGTTTCAAATCGCAATACTCTCACCCTTTCTGTTACGCCGTATGCGTCAATCCTGCGGCGCTGAAGTTCCAGCATTACCCACGATAGTCCAGACACCATCTGGATAAACGTCCAGCCAGTCCCCGAGACCAATGATTGTATTTTGAACTGCTAGGCCACTTACACCCGCCTTGTTCTCCGCTTGGACAATCAGTGCCATCTCTCCGGTCTCTTCGTCCTTCAGCACATCATGCTCCTGTATAAGCTTGCCTGTTGTATCGTATCTTGGTTCGACTTTTCTACTCATCCTTTGCCCCTCCTTCATAATCAGTAAGGTCGACCTTCCCGTTTTCGTCATAGACATCGAATAGTTCTCCCGTGGACTGGAGTGTGGTTTCCCTCAGCTCCAGAATCCGCTTAAGCGTCTTGCAGGTGTATACCTTCATCCCTTGATAGCGTCCATCCAGCCCGGTGAAACTGCCACGGTAGAACCGGGAGAACTCGCGGGCCTTGTACACGATCCGGTCGTCGCTCATGAATGGTCTCTCTGGTATCACTGTTCCGTCAGTCTTGTGTATCGCCGGGAGTGTCTTAGCCTCCGGCTCCTTGCGTAAATAGAACATTGTTTCCCCTCCTAATTTAACTGCACCGTATGCGTCTACTCTGTCTTTGGGAGAGGAGGGATACTCCTACTCCCTTAAAATAGGTGCTGTTGTATGATTGCCGTCCGCCGTTGCGCTATCTCCACATACTGCGGGCCGATTTCTATGATGGTGCATTCCCGGTTGTTCTCCAGTGCAACCTTGCGGGTGGTTCCGCTGCCGCCGAAGGGATCCAGTACCGCCCCCCCTGTGGCGCACCAGCGAGAATGCATGGTTCAATCAACTTTTCTGGAAAAGTGGCAAAGTGGGCCTCTTTGAATTGCGCCGTGGCCATTGTCCATACCGAACGCTTATTACGGGATCCGGAATACTCAATGTCCTCTCGATCCTCGCGGTGCTGCTTTGGCTGACCTGGAACATCTCCTTCGTTCACCTTTCGCTTGAAACTGTACGCCCCGCCCAAAGCTTTCATTGGTCTCTCTGTTCTGGTGCCGCCGTTCGCGCGTTTGCTCCCGCTTTGAACCTCAATATTTTGCGATAATCTTGTAACGCTCGTTTCAGTCTGTTTCTCCTTGATCGCTTCGTGATCAAAATAGTATCGTTCTGATTTGGCGAGCAGGAAGAAGTATTCATGGGCCTTTGTTGGTCTATCCGTCACGCTCTCAGGCATGGGATTGGACTTACTCCAAATATTGTCCATCCGGAGATACCAGCCATCTGCTTGCAGCGCAAAGGCTACACGCCATGGAATGCCGATGAGGTCTTTGGTTTTCAAACCCTTCGGTGTACCTATTCTAGGAACGCTATTTTGTGCTTCTGGACGATTCGCTCCTACTCCCGGGTTAGATGATTGTTTCCTATCCGCTTTTGTTCCAGTTGCGTAACTATCCCCATAATTGAGCCAGAGCGTTCCATCCGGCCGCAGTAGCCGCCAAACCTGCCGGAACACCGCCACACTATGAGCGACAAACATTTCAGGTGTCGGTTCCAGCCCCAAGCATCCGGTCCATGCTGGCACAGTCACCGGCGGCAGCCCCGGCATCGGAGTATAGGTAACTTCCGGCCAGGCTGTCGGCGGAATGCCATAATCCCGCAGACCCCAGTATGGCGGGCTGGTGACGCATGTATTGAAGCTCTCGGCTGCCAGTGTCGGCATGATCAGCATGTTGTCCCCTTGCAGGATCATTCCGTCACTCCTTTTGGGATAGCGTGATATATGCCGCCTCTGCCCTCTCTCGGGGGGTGGCTGAAAGTAGTTTAATGATTTCATCCGGTGTCCATGGTGCAAAATCATCGGCATTAGGATTGGTTACCTTACTCAAGTTATGAAGATAATCTATTTGAGATTTGGCTATCGCTGCCTTTCCTGCCTCCAGAGAGGCAGCAGGGTCAGAGCAGTAATCAGGAGCGTCTGCCCAAGCGTGTGATTCTTCTGCCTGCCAATGCCCGTATGACGGCCCTTTTATGATTTGGTAGCAACTCGCAGACTTTCTTACGCTATACCCCATCAACTCCGCCAGCTTGCGGTTAAGCTCGCTGTCTGTTATCTGTACCTGTGTCATGATCCACCTCCAAAATGTCGATTTCCCAAAAAACAAGATCGCGGAGAATTTGGCGGCGCTGTACCTCTGTCATACGGTCAACGTTTGCGATCAACCACGCTGCTTGATCTGAGGTAGGCTCGTCGTGACCGAATGCGTGGCATCCAGAATTCCCTATCTTATCCACCCATGGGTAACACCCAAACTTGATGAAATTCGGAACCTTGTTGCTGTCACCATCATAAAAATTCACGTTATATTGCTTTACAAGCTTCACAGCTAGATTCTTGTGTTCTTGATAAGCGCACTCGTGGAAAACTCCATCCGGCGCAAGGAATCCCGACAGCCCGTTATACTGTGGCGCATGTGTCATGGCTGTGTCTCCTCGATCCAGTCTGTTACAGCCCTGTACACTTCGTCAGGCAAGTTATTTCCCATTTGAGCACTGACCATCTGCACCCGGGTACAATTCAATTTGGCTGCCAATCCTTCAAAATTCAGCCGTTCTATCTGTCTCTTCCGGTAAAATGCTTCTTTTTGTTCTGGAGTCAATTTCATGACTTGTCGCTCCCTTCTCGATACAGCCTGCCGCAATTGATACAGACTGTTGTATTTGTTACAAGATCATTGTTAACGGTCTGCACGTTAGGATTAGAGCAGCATGCCTCTTCCTTGTTTCCTTTAGCCATCGCATATTCAGGGCTGGGATTCTCTAATGCCCATCTATAAATTAGTTGCAGGGCTTCCGCCTGCCCCTTACCGCCGCCGGGATCACGCCACGACATCAACTCTGTTGCCATACTGACAATGGGAACCAAACTTCCCAGCCGTCTGTTCTCGGATTCTAGCCGGGCTATGGTCTGTTGTGCCTCAACCAGCTCACGGTGATATCCGCCAGCAACTTCATGTTCTACCGCACGCCATTTCTTTTCTTCTGCTAATTGTTGTTGTGCCTCTGCTAACTCCCTGCGGATATCCCCGTTTGTTTGGCACTGAACTAAATATTCCCGTCTAGCAAGCGCGGCGCACTCATTCGCCGTATTTAACTGTCGCTGGAGGTCTTGATTATTCATCAGCAACCTAGCATTATGGCCCTTTACAAATATCAGTTCGTTGTAATATTCAGATGATCTGGCGCATTGCTCATCATGAACAGCAAGTATCTTGCGTTTGTCTTTTTTAATGTCCTTGATCTGTTGTTGTGCCTCTTCTAGAGCAGCCAGTAACTCCCGTAATTCTTCGTTGGTAATTGCCGCCCCAGAGTGTTCATATCCGTCATGAGCATCACGTTTGATCTCTTCTACCCGTTCTGGTGTCATGCTCATATGACCTTGCCTCCGTGACGCTGCGGCCGAGTAGCATTGTAGGCCATCTTTTCCTGAATAGCCTGCTCCAGATCAATGCCGTACCGCCCGCAGGCGTCAAACACACGGATTACGATGTCGGCCAGTTCGGACGGGATGCCGCAGGGCTTTTGTGGATCGGGCGCCCAATCTAGCCGTTTAGAGAGATTGAGCACCTTGCCATTTGGAGCTTTGACCTCATACCAAGATTCTGTCGGCTGTTTGCCGGCCCGAAAGTCCTCAAACGCCTCCGAAGCCTCTGAATGGATCAGCGCAATGATCTCCCCGAAACTACGATCCTCGATCCACCAGCCCTTACTGACGGCGTTATCGTGGGCTTCCTGCACCAATTCATTAATAGATTTGCTCATACTGGTTATGCCTCCTCAGCCCCAATGGCCGTTTCTCTTCAAGATTTCAATTACTTCGCCCGCATAGAATTCGTCCTCGTTAATGACCAGATGAATAGGTGCCGTATCCTTCCCGCGTGCCATTCGATCCAGTGCGATTTGACTGAGTATGAGGTTTAGCAAATCCGCATATCCGGGAGCCAGCCGTGCAATATCCTCATTTTTTATCACTGTGAATTTATGGTCCATGCCTGTAATGTCAGCCATTTTATCGTCTCCTTTATAGGGTATAGGGGAGAGGGTGGTTAACCCTCGATCCCGTTAGGTCAATTAAGATACTAATGCACCTATCTCCCAGGCTAACTTCCGTACTTCCGGCCAGTAATGTGCGTCCGGTCCCTGCCCATTGCTATCCTTGCAAAACCATTCTGTAACCGTCCTTTTGCCATGAACCACGTATTCCCTGAGCGCCTTCACCCAGTAGCTTTCTGTCCCGGACATTGGTAGTTCGCGTCCATACAAGCTAAGTTTAATCGGATTCTCATGCACGGTATGGTTTCCCCATGCCTTGCTTTCGATTTCTACCAGGGACAAACGGCCATTGGATTTTAATTCAAATGCAAAGTGTCTTGAAGTCCAATCGAATTTATATAGCTTCGCCAGCATTTCATTAGCTTTCATTAAGCGACCTAATTTGCCTATGCCCTTGCATTCCTTGCTGATCTGGGATGTCGCGGTTTCGTTGAATTTAATGCGCGCTGCTGGTTTGTGATGACCAGACTTCTTAATTAGTTTTCGCTTCCGGTTTTCCTCACTGTCTAAATCGAAGAACTCAAAACTCGCAATATTTCTGTATTTATGTTCATGCAGTATGACCCACCACATGTTGTTGATATTGTGGTAAACCGTACCACGCTGCAGACACCCTTTATGATCTCTGAAATACTTAACTTCTCCGTTCTTGATTCTCTTGCCGCCCTTATCCTTGCTGTTATAACTTGGTACCTCGTACTCCGGTAATTCCTTTCCTTCCCTGTAATGGCAAGAGCTTTTAATATGGTCCATCACCTTATCGAAAGCCCTGGCTATAACGGGCTTGGATTGATCCATATACCCATCTGCCTTGCACGTTTCTTTGATGTGTTTCAATTCAGTAAGAAATGACAACCGAAGCAAGTATGGCATGAGCTTTAATTTTTCGAAGTCATAGTATCCGCCGCTTCTATTGACAGTGTTTATTTCTTGGAAAAATTCTATTTTAAATCCGATACGGTATTTTTCGGCCTTAAACTTCAGGTCGCCCTTCTGCCCCTCAAAATGATCTTTTGCCAAACAAGTGTAATCCCTTAAAATGCGTTGATCAGTCTGAATGAACCACCCTCGCAATTTCATCTTTTCAAACACATGCTCCATAACAGCCCATGAATGATCTGATTCATCTCTCAGATAAAAACTTGTTCCCTGAGAAGCGAGATTGTCCTCGAAATATTTATCATTTTCGCTCATATCGCTCGTTCTCTCCTTATAAGGGTTATGCCCTCAAAATAGTGGGTGGGTGTCTGTTCCCTCCCTGGGGCTATAACAGCCCTTAATATGTTGTTTAAGCGTTGTTATACGATGTTAAAAGACCACTACTTTGTTTTTTTCGGCCTTTTCCTCCACTCTTTTTCCCTCTTCTCCGCTATTTGGTCGATCATATCTGTTACATTTGCACGGATGTATTCGCGACAGTGATCTGCCTTTACACCACACGTAACAGCTTCACTTGAGATGAGAGCAAGCAGATGGTCGACTTCCTCTAATTTTCGATAAATCTGCAATTCATAAGATTCAAAGATAGGTATCATTTCACGTTTGTTTACAAGGTCTTGTATATAGGCTGTGTCTCTGACCTTAGCCATTTGACCAACTCCTAATCTTCAAAACGTTCGCCGTAACTATATACCAGCGCCGGTTCTACTGGTCTTCCTAAAGCATCTGCCATCATACTCGCGAACACTGCCATGTCTCTGTCTTCAAAAGATTGCAGCAAGCGTAATTCATTTGATTTGAGATTACGGCCAGCAGCGGCAGTCAGCAGATCGACAACCGGCTTGATTTGATTCTGCCGTTCTTGTTTCTCACGTTCTTTCTCCCGCTGAGCATTTTGTTTATGGTTGAATTCTTCCCAGTCTTTTTCGTCGAACCAGAAGTGATCCCCATATTTTTCGCGATATATTGAAATCCAATATTGAAGCAATTCATCAGTTATTTGGATTTTGTCATGGCAGGGCCAGCAGACCCTGAGCCCATTCGTTTTTACGCCCCGACCTTTCCGACCTCTAGGCCAGACATGGTGAGTTGTGTTTGATGCTGCAGTTTTACAACAAGGGCATGTTTCGCCTTGTTCGGCAATAAGTTCTGCCAACACATCTTTATCGAAGTCACACCGATCTTTTGAACTCTGTCCTGGTTTGTGGTGAGCAAGGATATCCTTCTTCCATTCTGGGACTTCCTTCTTAACCTTCGGTTTGTTGGAACGCAAACTGTTATATGTTTTCTTTTCTTTGACGGTTTTCGGGGGTTTCCAGTATGCTTGATGTTCTTCCATGCTCTTTTGCACCTCCTATGTATCAATTTTAATTCCCGAACAATCCGGTTCCGCTGCGGAAATCAGCAGATTCGATCCAAGTATCCAGCCTGTTCTAGCGTCGTATAATGCCGTTCGCGCTCAGCTGCGGTGAAATGAATCGGCAACACGGTATGTGCGGCGTAAAATGCAATTGCTTCTCTAATATCATTTGGTTGATCATCAAGTTCTGCGAGGTCAAGTTTTTTCTTGGTCATAATTTTGCTCCTTTTCTACCTAAGGAAAATTTTCCTCAAGGCGTTATATCCGTTATCGCATTTCGTATATTTTTCTGTAACTCAATAATATACGATATCGAATAAAGAGTCAATGTATCTTGCTAAAAAATATTCGCTATCGTATAATCGATGCGAGAGGTGATATCGTGAGCAATGTTAAGCCCAATCTGATGCCTTTATTGAAAGAACTAGGTCTTACTCAAATGCAGTTATCTGAGAAGTCCGGCGTACCTCAAGGATCAATCAGCAGATTTGATAAAAATACTCGACATGAGGCGAATCATCTTTTTTCGATTTCAGAAGCACTGGGAGTTCCAATTGAAAGATTGTTTGTGAAGGAGCAAGAGGGATAATCCTCTATGCTCCTTTTTTTGTTTATTTGAACAGTGTTGTGTTTCTCTTAAGATTTTCAATAAACTGCTTCTGCATCTCGGGGAACAATACCCATGGATGAAAATCTCCGTATAACTCATGTTCCGCCAGAGCCACTACTTTCGTTATCGCTTCTGGCCCTGTCTTTGCCCACACCAGAATCTTTCTATCTCCATATGACCATGAACAATGTTCGGGGAAATCATCGCAGAACCGAATCAGTTGAAAATCCCCTCCGTTTTCTTCAATGAACGTTTCTCTCAAGTCCCAAGCGTCATTCATATCTGTGGAAGGTGATCCCCACGTTTCGCCTTTAATTACCAGTCGATCCAGTTGTTCTCCGGGTTCCATCAATATAATTTCTTCAGCAGTCATTTACTCACTTTCTCCTTTCTATTAGGGATTGAATTTGGAGGCATGTTCGGTTTCGCGTGATGATCCCAGAATGTATCTTTGGGCATGTCACGATATTTCTGCAATTTTTCATCAGATAGATAATAGCGTTCGTATGTGCCATCTGGACCTTTGACCGTTTCAACTTCACCCGGACCTAATACTTTTGGCTCTTCCATAACTAGTCCTTGCTTCCAGGGAGAACCAAAATGTCATCGACTATTTCAAATTGCAGTTGATTAGGATCATACTCCATGACCCAGCGACCATTCTCTTTCAAAATATCCACCACCCTTTGAACATATGGTTCATCCGTGCTTATTACGAGATGAGCTTGTTCAGCTACCTTTCCATCGAGCTTCCGAAGTCTACCGATTTTCCAAAGAAACCTCGAAAGATCACTCTTTTCTCCTTCATCCAGATATTCCTCTATGTCAGCATTTTCTATAACAGTAAACTTCATTTCCTTTCCGGGGAGCTCAATCATTTTCAACTTCCTTTCGTTAAGTTTTTCAATGTATATACTTGGTTTAATTGTTTATTGAAGTCGTTCCAGTAATAGGATTAGAGTTAAATTTCTGTTCGATAAGGCTGTATAATGTACTTACTACCCTCACTCTCTTCCCCTCGAAATGTTACAGATGTCATTTTCCCAGAATACTCAATTGTGACAACGTCCGAATCTATTGCTTTGAGGAGATCAAAAATATATTTGGCATTTAATGATACTGTGAAGGGTTCTCCCTTCAGTGATAGAAGTTGAAGATCCCTCTTCGCTTTCCCCATTCCCTTGCCGTTACCGCGAATGGTCAATTCCGATTTTGAAACTATCAATCGAACCTGATTTTTCTTTTCTTCTTTTGCCAGCGTGTATATAAGATCTAAAGATTTAGAAAATTCCCTTTTATTTACCTCAATTGAAGATACAGTTTCTACTTTTGACAGCAGCCTTTCAATGTCGGGGAATTGCCCTTCGAGTACTCTTGAATAAAAGTTAAAGCGATCTGTCTTAATGAAGATTACAAATACCTCGCCTGATTGCAGCTTTGAAAACCCGAACTGGATCTCATCCTTGTCGTAGAGAATCTTTTCCAGTTCTGATAATCCTCTCGCCTCAACAATTGCATCTCCAAAATCATTGACTTCCATTTTCCGCCGCACTGAAGCAACTCTATTTCTGTCCGTAGCCAAGAATTTTATCTGGTTCTCAGACAGCGTTATGTTTACACCCGTTATTTCCGGCATCTTAGTTTCTGTTGCAACCGAAAATACTGATTTCTTAATGAATTCCTTCAAGTCCTTTCCTAACATCGTTGTTGTTTCACCCCAACTTACATCAGGAGGCTTAGGGAATTCTTCGGGATCAAAACCGGATATCTCAATTTCTTCATTCTTGTTAAGGATCGTTATTTCACAATCTTTACCGACATCAATTTCAATCTCACCTGTTAGCTTACTGATTAGCTCCAGTGCAATTTTCGGGAGGACTACTCCTCCTGATCGAATGACCTGCACATGCTCATCCGGGATATAAGACTGGATCATTGCTCTCTCGCTTGCTCCGGTAACATTTATCCCGTCATCAGTTGTCTGGATGAGAATACCAGACAATATCTCCATGACTGGCTTGGCCGAAACGGCCTTATCAGCGTCTGCTAGAGCCTCAGATAATAAGGCACTGTCCACAACTATCTTCATGAGCTTTAACCCTCCCTACGGCGATTTCTACCGCCTACATGTAGCACTTCAACAAATGGTTCTATCCGTTCTAAGATTCGTTCAACTTTCTTCACGTTTTGACGATGGTCTATTTCTTTTATATTTTTGACATTAAGTAGATGCTGCCGTAGCTCTTTCATAGTTAAATTGGATGTGTAGATTGTAACTAACCTCTCCATGCGGCGCTGGAGGATAGGTCCAAGTATTTCATCCCTTGTCCAAATGGTTAGGGCCTCCGCACCAATATCATCCAATATGAGCACAGTTACGTTCTGTAGCGCCTCTAGCTTTGAAAGGACTGTTTCCGTCTTTGAACTGATCGCGTCCTTTGCCTCGGCCATAAAGTCCGGCACGTAGACCATCGCAACGTCTACTCCCTGAGAGGCCAACTCTTGAGCAATCGCTCCGGCTATCTGACTTTTCCCAACTCCGAACTGACCATAAAGATATATCCCTCGCTTGCTCTTCCCGGCTTTAAAATTCTCGCAGAACTCCATGCATTTCATGATTGCTGCTACCCTGTGCGAGTCCGGTTCGATATCTTCAAAGGTCGCATTTACAATATGCTCAGGAATGAAATGGCTTTTGATCTTCTCCATCACCTTTTGTCGTTTCTCGTGAGATACAAGCAAGGGGCATTTCTGGAGTCTGTAAATCAAATCCTTATCGTCCTTCGGATTCTCCTCGACAATGCTACAATGGCCTTTGTGGTCGTTCTGACAGCCAGTTAATTCGGTGCATCCTCGGCAGTTATCAAAGCTAGTGATGTGTCGTGATATCGCTCCATAGTTCGTCGGGTGCGTCAGGTTAACTACTCGCTCAGGAAAATTTTCCTTGAGCCGTTTTACTTCCGGATGCTCCTCCAGTTTTTTTACCGCGGCAGCTTGGCGTTCGGCGAAGCCTTTGGGGATCAAACTCTTTAGTTCCTCGCCTAAATTCTTCACCTAAACCACAACTCCACGCTTAGCCTTTAGTTTCTCAAGCTTTTTTTGATATTCATCTTGGCTGAATTCAGGCTCAGGTGGACCTGATAGCTTCGATTGCGGTGCTTCTGGATCTTCCTTTTCCGTATCAACCTCGGCTGCTGCTTCTTGCTTGGAAAAAAGTCCGTATATAATTCCTTCGCAGTATTTCAAGCTCTTGATTTCATCGCGTTTGTTCTGTGGCTTATACTTATCAAACGCTTGGTTTATCCCATCGAGCGCAACGGAGATCGGCACACCGTCTGCAATCAGCTGGTCCAAAAGGATTTCATCCTTCACAGTAAGATCGATTCCTTTTGCGCGGCGCTTAAGATAAAGATCAGTGACTTGTCTGCGGTATTCCAAATCAGCAGCTTTCCGGTTGGAGTCGGTATCCCCGGCAGGAACGGCATCCTGGCTAATTGTTTGGAATTCGTTTTGATTTCCTTGATTCATTTCTGTGTCCTCCTTTAAACAACAACTATTGTCTTTTATATTGTTTTTAATAATGTCTTTAGGGATGCGTTTCGCCTTACAGCCGCAAGGGTTTGAGACACCTTTAACTTCTTGTTTTGAGAAGCCAGCACTTCTTGTTTTGAGAAGTATCAACTTCTTGTTTTGAGAAGTGTAGATAATCTTCCCTCTCGGCTTAACTATTTGAAACTTCTTATTTTGAGATGTTTTCGACCTACCTTCACTCAAATTTAAGGATAACAATTCTTTGAATCTCACTTCATCCCATCCACTTACTGGAGTGATTTGCCACTGCTCATAATCCTTGATTACAGAAAATACATTCCCATCACTCCAGGAAATTACCCTTGAAGAAACAAGCAACTTTAATTCCTTTTTGATGTTTTGCGGACTTATACCGCAAATTTCGAAGTCCTTTAGCTTGGGGATTGATGCCATTTTCTTTCGACATCCATAAGACATTCGAATGATTAACAAAATGATGTCTTTTTGGCGCTTTGAAAAATCGCGCCTAATGAGTTCGTTCCATATTTCATTGGCTAGCTTTACATAGCCATCTTCTGGCTGTGGGTTCGCCAATCACCTCACCTCTCCTGCCGAACATGTTGACCGCGTGAAAAGGCTGTGATACGATAAACTCGAAAATTTGATTTTGCCTTTTAAATGGCCGCGTCCCTCAACGTGGTCATTTTTACGTTGTGCTGACATACCGCTTTGCTCCTCAGAAAATCCTCAAGATCGGAAATCTCCTTATCTATCAAACCCATAGCAGCTTCTGTGAGTGATTTATTGGAACGGAAGTTCAGCAGTTCATTCAGCCTGCGCCTTGCCTCAATTCGCTGTAACAGACGCTCTAGACTCATATATAATCCTCCGGCTGAAAGTTTCTGACGAAGTCTATAGCATCATCAAAATCAATTCGGCGTATGTGACTGTATTTCGCGACACTGAAATGCTCCTTCAGCCTACTCCAGATCATTCGCCGATATTTTCCGACCATTTCCTTAAACTTCATATCAGAATCCTTAAAACGATGCTTTGTGAGTTCATTGGATCTCAATCTCACTGCCGTCTGCATCTGATCGCATTCGGCGTCAATAAGAGTGACGCTATCCCTTACTTCCTGGACCATCATTTTCATTTCTTCTTTGTCTTCAGCCATTTCTGTCTTCATAGCACCCATAGCTTCAAATAGCATCCTAACTGCCGCTCCTTGTTGTTCTGACCATTGCAATTGCTGACCTACTACTGCAAGAATTTGTCCTGTTTCCATTACTGAACCACCTTTCTGCCATTCGCGACTGGTCTTACTTGATCGATAAATGATTGAAGCATGTCCAGGCTTTCATTAAGTCTTTTCTTTTCGCTGTTGCTAGCGCTTGATATTGAACCAATCATTAAGGACGTGAGCGCTGCGGTTTCAAGAAATTTCTTGACGTAGATATTGAATTGAGTGGTATTGTAGTCAGCTTTGTATTGGAGACTTTTGAGCTTCAACTTTGCTTGCTGCTCATCGAAATCCTCAGGCTGCCGAAGTTTCAGTTCCTCTAATTCTTCTTGGATTCTTTTGTAGCCAGCGTTAAGGTCACGTACTTTCTGCGATTCTGCTTCAATCTCCTTTTTCCACTTTGCGTCACGCTCTTTAAGGGCCTTCTGAGTCTCTTTATCCTTCTGAGCTATAAATACATCATTTTCTTCTTGCTGGCGCTCTATGGCGGCCGCAACCGCCTCTTCCACTTGATCCGCAGGAACTGAGTCTTTAAATTGCTGGCGAAGCATCTCCTTTTCTCTTTCAGCAGCATCCGCACGTTCATTCGCTTCCATCGCCTCCCTTTCCGCTGACTCAAGGCGTTCTTTGGTTTTAACAAACGCTTTATGAGTGCTGATGAGTCCAGCATCCAGTTGTTCGATGATCTCCGGTGTAGCATTTTCGGCAATGTATTTTGCTTTATCATAATTACGGCCACTACCGAAACCGGCTTGCTCTGCAACAATATCTCTGACTTGACCTTTGTCGCCCTCAGGCAATTTTTCCTTTTCGGCTGCAGACATTCGTTCTTTGGCCTTGATTCGTTCTAACTCTTCGATCTTTTTCCCGTAAGCAATGCGCTCAGAAAAAGTAAAATCCCGGCGATGCTCATTCTCGCTGATCTCTAACTGTAAGTGGTGAGCATAATCACGAACCTCCATAATACTAACCTCTACCTGCTGCCTCCCAAGGTGCTGGTTCGCTCTCAGACGGCGTTCTCCGGCAATCAACTGATAATCCGAGGTGACGACAATGGGGTTGATCAAGCCATTCTCAGCGATGTCCTGGGCCAATTCTTCAATTCCGCTGAAGTCCTGCCGGATGCGGTCAGTTACTTTGATTTTGCTGATATCAATGAGCAATGAGATTCTCCTTTCATAAACTTGATAAGCAGTACGTTTCAGCGCGGTTCAACTTGACTTTGTTGGACCACATAGCCCGTTCGTGAAGTATCATCTTCAACTCCAGCGCTTTCGCCCGAGCAAGACCAGCTTCTCTTAAAACGATCTTGTCACCGGCAACTACTCCAGCAGCCACTACACGGGATAGTGCTTCATAAGCAATTTGTAAATCAGCTTTCAAAGCGTTCGCCTCCTCCATAAGTATTTTGTTCAATCAACATAGGTTAGAGTGGCTGATAGTTTCGATCTTCTTCTTCTTTAATCCATCGATCCAAACTGTTTAACCTAAAAACATATCTCGGTGACTTTGAACCATCCACTCCAATTGTCCTGAATGGTATCCGTTTCGTTTTACAAAGATTACGAAGTGTGTACTCTGACATATTGAGATGATCACATGCTTCAGTGAAAGTGAGTGACTTGTCTTTTTCCAATGACAATCTTTCCATGATCCTTTTCTCTACTGCAGCAACTTGAGTTATAATAATTTCAGTAATCGCCTGTTCAACCGCATTCATGATCATTACCTCCCTTAACTGTGGATACTTTAATTATCCATTTTAGTCAAAAAAAATCTTGACCGGATAATATAAATTACATATAATACGAAGTAGATAATTAAATTATCGCAATTGGACAGACTTATCCTGTTTAAAGTAATCCGAGAATAACTCTTCAGCTGGAACATCAAAGTATCTTGATAATCTAAACATTAAGTCTCTGCCAGGAGTAAATGTTCCATTCTCAATCATTCGAAGGTAAACGGCTGAAATTTCGTTATCTTCTGCTACTTTAACCTGAGTTCCTTTTGATTTACGGAGCCTACTAAACAGCTCCCTTTTTTTAGCCATACCATCTTGACCCCCTTTCGATATTTGAATTATAACGGATAACTAAATTATCCGTCAAGGGGTTTTGGATAATTTAAATTAAAGGATGGATTCTAAGTGGAGTTTAAAGAGAGATTAATTAGCCTAAGGGAATCTACGGGGTTAAGTCAATATGAGGTTGCTGAGAAATTAGGTATTAAACGACCTCGATATAACGCTTGGGAGCAAGGTATTTCTAAGCCTCGAACAGATATGGTTAATAAGATCGCTACTTTTTTCGATGTAAATCCGAACTATCTTTTAGGTTTTGATTCTGAAATTCCTGATTGGGCCACCCCTAAAGATACTCGGGATTTTAAAATAATGCTTGAAGAAGACGGTCCGGTAATGTTTGATGGAATTCCAATTAGCAACGAGAATAGAGAAAAAATCAAACGCGTTATGGAAGCGATGTTTTGGGATGCTAAAGAAAAAAATAAATCCACCTACGGGCGTAAGAAGAAAAATAATGATGAGTAGGGTTGCTCATGGACGATACAGTTTCAAATCTGGTAAAGAGATTTAAGACGAATGATCCTTTTGAAATTGCATTACGCCTAAATATTAGTGTTTGGTATGAGAACTTAGGCGATGGAACGCGCGGGTTATACTATCGAAAATTACGACGAAGATTCATAGTTATACATAACGGTCTTGATGAAGAATGGCAAAGATTCATCTGCGCTCATGAGTTAGGACATGATAGATTACACCCTGGTATCTCTCGATTTTGGTTAGATGAACATTCTTTATATAATGCAGGAAAGTATGAACGGCAAGCTAATAAGTTTGCCGTAAAACTTCTCACGGCATATGATGATCCTAAAAAAGATGAATCCATAAGAGAATACTTATCTCGTAATCAGATTCCCATGGAAATGGATCAATATTTTATTTAACCTTTAGTGCTTTCCAGCTGAAAGGCTGTTTATATATGCCTAAATACAGAACATACGATCTTATAGGAGGGAATTAAATGGCAAGTGGTAGCATCGAGAAGAGAGGTAAACGTAGTTGGCGACTTATTGTTGAAGTAGGCGACTCAGGAGAAAGAGATAAAGAATCAAGAACTATCAGAATAGATGATCCAGCACTTCTTAAAACTACAAAAAAGCTTCAAGATTATCTTGATGATCAACTTCACCAATTTAAAAGAGAAGTTGAATCCGGCACGTACATGAAACCTCAAAAGATGAGACTGGATGAATTTTACGAAAACGTATGGAAGCCAAAGTACGCTTCAAATCCTACAAATCTTTCTCCACTATCTTACAAGACATACCAGACATACTACAATTCACACATCAAAGAGCAATTAGGAGACAAGGAATTAGGGGCAATAAAAACTATCCATCTCGTGACTTTCGTTGCGGATCTCCATAAACCCGAAGCGCGTAAAGATGGTAAAGAAGGTTGTCTGGAGCCGGGGACTATTCAATATATCTATCGCGTATTAAAAAATATTCTCAAGCGAGCCACTGAATGGAAATTGATCAAGGAAAACCCGATAATAGGCGTGAAGAAGCCGGTAGTAGAACAATCTGAAGGAGAATTTTATGAGGAGGAAGAGGCCAACACTGTCATCTCCACTCTATATCAGGAACCTCGTAAGTGGCGCCTCTTCATCTTAGGAGCTCTAGTGGGAGGTTGTCGCCGAGGAGAGCTTGTAGGCCTAGAATGGAATAGTGTGGATTTGAAGAATCGAACAATGGATATAGTTAACAGCATCTCTTTGACTGAAGAAGGAAAAGCCGTTGAAAAAGGGCCGAAAAACAAAAGTTCAAAGCGAACTATTGCATTACCAGATTGGTATGTAGAGGAGTTGAAAATCCACCGAAAGGAATGGCTTAAAAACATGTGGGAAATGAAAGAAGCAGAACTTTGGAAAGGTGAGGATCGTGAATATGTTTTTCACGGTGGATATGGAAAACCGTTTTATCACTCTTACCCTTACCGTTGGTGGACCAGGTTTGTGAATCGGCATAAGTTGAAAAAGATCCGTTTCCACGATCTTCGCCACAGCTGCGCAACTTTACTTATCGAAGACGGCGCTCCCATGAAGGCTATCCAGAAACAACTCGGGCATGCAAGAGAGCAAACTACTTCCGATACCTATGCCCATGTAACTAAAAAGCTTAGTCGCGATACTGCGGATAGGTTTAATAAATTTGCCCCTGAAAATTCCCGTCCCCAATCCGTCCCCAAGTCGTAAAATCAATATTATTTCTTCATTTTAAATATCGCAATACAAAAAGAAAAAAGCCTTATATATCAAGGCTTTTCCGTGGTCTTACTGTATAGGACGGATGGGGTTCGAACCCATGACCCCTACCCTGTCAAGATAGTGCTCTCCCGCTGAGCTACCGTCCTGCAACGAAATTTATAATACCACAGGAAGATTGAAGAATGCAACTGTTTTTTTCTCGTCCACTCTCTCATTTTTGCTCGACTACTCTTTCCCTAACGCCCCAGCCAGACCTGACATCCCGCTGGGTGTTAGAGTTGGCCCCTCCTGCTCAACATCATATAAACGCCACGGTTGTTTCCAGATGGCCCAGCTGCTTTTTGAGATCCTCGTAGCCATTTTTGGACAACATACAGCCAATTTTACTGTCATCGAAGTATGCGGTTTTGAAAAAATTATTCATTCTGACCACCTTGCGCAGATTGATCGCGGCGGTTCGGTCGCCCTCGGAGAACTGATACCCGCTGCTGTTGAGGGCATTGCACCAGTAACTGAGCGGTCCTACAAGATAATAAGACTGACCGGCGGTGTAGACAATTACTCTGCGGATCGAGCTGCTATATTGCATATACAAAATATCCTCTATCGGCACGTCAACTGCGCCGGCGTAGCCATGAATATCATTGGTGACTGATAAGGTAATCATTTATTCGTTAGTCCTCATTTCAGCAGTTCTTCAGGTGCTTGCGGTTGATGGATGTACAGGACACTGGGAGCGGAGACGAATATTACGGCTACGAGAGAAAGACAGGTGGCTGCATGATATACGAAGCTGCGTCTGGCATGGTTAAGCAATCTACTCATTTTAAATCACCTCCCTTCGTGGAAAATGAATCAAGGTCAAGGCCTGGGCAAAGAAACTAACCGCTATAACCGGTGAAGCTACCACAAAATTGATGCCGATCAGCAAGGCGGCCATTATTTTCAGCACAGGATAATAAGCTCTGGGGATGCGGCTCTGCTGCTCGATCCGTGACGGTGCGTACTTGGACACCAGCAGCAAGCTGATGACATTAAGTATCTGTGTAAGCCCCATATCTGGACGAATCCACGACAAAAGGGTGAATGCAGCAGTGGTAAAGATAACGCAGCCGACCCCCGACTTGAGATGTTTGCCGCCGCTGATCTGCCGCAGGAGTGCAAAAGAGATCAGAATCGTAACCGCTTCTGCCGTACGCCCCGTAAACGCTGAGATGAGCAAGGTGCCTACTATAATCAATAATGCGTTATAGACGCCTTCCAGCGCATATTTCAATACCGCCTCACTGGCCGGATGATGGGGAACGATCCGTTTTATCGCTTGTGCTGTGCATGCCGACCATTTCTCAATCATGGCTCCGATCCTTTCTGACCGCATAATACAGCAAGTACATCGACGTCGCAGCGAAATATAGGATGTTTATGTATATCTTGTTGTAATATAATACAGACGAGATTGAAATCAGAAACAACAGGATCATTAAGATCACTGTGATGTCTTCAAATCTGAATCGCAGCCTGTCCATCTCAAAAGTGAACCCGTACCCGAGCCGGTAAAGCAGCCAGGAAAAAACAATAATCACGATCCCGCTCGATGTCTGCAATACATATCCGTGGCTAAGTGAAGCCTGCGCCGATTCAATAGATCCAAATAACAGCAGCGCCAGTCCCGTCTGGACAACCCCAAAGATAACAAAGCCCGAGATCGTGGCCAGCACAGACAATACCAGGGACATACGAACCAAACTGGAAAAATATAAAATAAAGCAGAGAATCGTCACCAGCGGCATCATATTTCCGAGAGAGAAATCATTCCTAAACACGTAGCTCTGGAGGTTGATCAGCAAGCTCAGAGCCATCGCCTGCCAGGCATGCTCCTGAAACCGGAAACGAAATAAACACATTATTAGAAAGTACAACGAGAACATCTCTATCCCTGAAAAGAACATAAACCCCACAGGTTCCCACGACAACAACAAACCACCCCGCCTGACTTCATTTTCAATCACAATTTAAATGGTATAATACATTAATTATATAACTGTCCGAGCCTGTGCGTATACAGCAGATTTATGGTGAATGGGAGCTTCCTAACGGACCGGGGGAGCCCCTATTTGCGCTTATAAACGACATTTATGCTATTTGCGGACTCAGGCGCTCTTAATTGCCTAATATAAAAAACCGGCCATCGGCCGGTTCTAATTATTGCTCTGCACGTTCCTTATACGATTCAAATGGCGCCACGATAACATACATAAGGGCAAGCTCTTTCTGGACGGTTTCAAACACTTCCTCAACGGAGGATTCCCACAGCAAGGTGTCTTGCTTGATGTAAGACAAAATCAAGTTAAAGCTATGCTCATATTGACCCAGATAAGGACTTCCACATTCTTCAAGCAAGCTGCGGTTCACCGCAGCCAGCCTCAGGTAATTATCTATAAGAACCTTCCGGAATTGCTGAGCCTCAGGACTTAGTTCAGACCATACAAACATTCCGCCTTCAACAACTTCGGACGAGTGCTCTACATATGTAAGTTGCGAGTAATCCTTAATGAGAATTCTGCTCTGTTCCTCGATGTATCGGTATTCATTCTTCAAGATTAAATTGGTGTTCAT